TATTACTAAAACTCCAACTAACACCCCAACAAACACACTAACTAATACTGTTACTCAAACGCCAACTAATACATCTACTCAAACTCCTACGAATACTCCAACAAACACAATTACTCAAACACCTACAAATACCCCTACAAAAACAGTTACACCAACGAACACAATTACTCAAACACCAACTAATACACCTACCAATACTTTAACTCCGACCAATACCATAACTCAAACACCTACGAACACTCCAACAAAAACTTTAACACCAACTAACACTATCACTCAAACACCAACAAATACAATAACTCAAACTCCAACTAATACACCTACTAATACTTCAACCCAAACTCCTACGAACACCCCTACAAAAACGGTTACACCGACCAATACGATTACTCAAACTCCGACTAACACTCCAACAAAAACTTTAACACCAACTAACACGTTAACTCAGACCCCAACTAATACACCGACGAATACTTTAACCCCAACCAATACTTCAACACAAACTCCGACTAATACTGTAACACCAACAAGGACTTCAACTAACACACCTACGAACACTCCAACCAATACTGTAACCCCTACGAACACATCAACTAACACACCTACGAACACACCTACAAATACGGTTACTCCAACTAATACACCTACGAATACATCAACAAATACGCCAACTAATACTATTACACCAACAAGGACTTCAACAAATACTCCGACTAACACACCAACGAATACTGCAACACCAACTAACACGATAACTCAGACTCCAACTAATACACCTACAAATACTGTAACATCTACTATCACCCCAACTAACACATCAACAAATACGCCAACTAATACTGTTACACCAACAAAGACTTCCACCAATACCCCTACAAACACACCAACCAATACTTCAACCAACACCCCTACGAATACCCCTACGAATACCCCTACAAAAACGGTTACGCCAACGAATACTCCGACTAACACTATAACTCAAACACCAACTAATACCCCAACCAATACTTTAACCCCAACCAATACGATTACTCAGACTCCAACTAACACCCCTACAAATACGACAACTAATACGGTAACACCAACAAGAACTTCAACTAATACACCGACAAATACACCTACGAACACACCAACAAATACAATTACTAAGACCCCAACGAACACTATTACTCAAACACCTACGAGTACATTAACACCAACAACCACCCCAACTAACACACCAACGAACACAATTACTAAGACCCCAACAAATACCCCAACTCCAACTAACACAATTACTAAGACACCGACTAATACTATAACTCAAACACCTACGAACACACCAACTCAGACTCCAACAAACACACCAACGAATACGAACACACCTACCAACACTATCACACCAACTAATACGATAACACCCACTAAAACCCCAACACCAACTAATACACCAACTAATACTATAACCCCTACAAATACGATTACTAAAACTCCAACTAATACAATAACCCAAACACCAACTAACACGCCAACTAACACCATCACTAAGACACCAACTAACACTCCGACTAACACCCCTACTAACACAATTACTCAAACGCCAACTAACACCCCAACAAGAACTGTCACACCAACTAATACGCCAACAAGAACTGTTACACCAACACCAACAGTCACACCAATACTACCTTTAGATTATGTTTCAACATTTGATTGTACATATCCTGTGACGATAAATATCAATACCTTTACAGGTGGTGTTCCACCATATTTTGTAGGGGATACTTTCTACACAAGTCAAGCAGCAGCGTTGGCAAACACAATTTGGAGTGAAGCGTCAAGTGCCGCTTATGGTGTTGGAACTAGTGGTTTTTATTGGACAGTTATTAAAGATTCAGTTGGAACATTATTATCAAAATCGGTGAACGCTATTTGTCCAACTCAAACACCAACCCCAACTCAAACAAGAACTGAAACACCAACTCAAACACCAACTAATACGATTACCCCTACGAATACTAAAACACCAACTCAAACAATAACCCCAACTAAAACACCAACTCAAACAATAACCCCAACTAAAACACCAACTCAAACAATAACCCCAACCGCCAACCAAACTTGTTTTACTTTCCCATCAAATCAAACTAATATAATTATAAACGATAATGGTCCAGCATCAGTTTACCCAATAACGTTTACAATTTCAGGTTTAGTTACAGCAATTAGTGATGTTAAAATAACATTAAGTGGATATTCACATACAGGTGTTGGAGATGTTGGTATGTTATTGGTCGCGCCTGATAATACAAGTTGGTCATTATTAACCGGTAGAGTTGGAGGGGTTAATAATGCCGTTAACGCTAACGTAACATTAACAAGTTTTAGTTCACCAACATGGGATGGCTTTAGTTCAGGGACATTCAAAAATAATACTTTGGTTAATAACTCAATGCCATTTTCCGCACCATGTCCAACGACTTTTACAACCGGTAATTCACCAGCGTTCACAATATTTGACGGAATACAACCGCCAGTTTCAAATGGCACATGGTCATTATATATTCAAGATTTTTCAATAGTTGATGTTGGTACATTATCAGGTGCGACATTAGTCATATGTTCTGAAAACACAACCCCGACTCCAACCCCAACTAACACTGTCACACCAACTAATACCATAACACCAACAAGAACCGCAACTAATACACCAACTAACACTCCGACGAATACCATAACACCGACGAATACCATAACCCCAACTAAAACATCCACACCAACTAAAACATCCACACCAACTAATACACCAACTAACACTATAACCCCAACAAATACGATAACACCAACTAAAACCCCGACTAATACCATAACACCCACAAATACGATAACACCAACTAAAACCGCAACGCCAACGAATACCCCTACTAACACAATTACACCCACTAAAACCCCAACACCAACTAATACACCAACTAATACTATAACCCCTACAAATACGATAACACCAACTAAAACCCCGACTAATACCATAACACCCACAAATACGATAACACCAACTAAAACAGCCACTCCAACGAATACCCCTACTAACACAATTACACCCACTAAAACCCCAACACCAACTAATACACCAACTAATACCATAACACCCACAAATACGATAACACCAACTAAAACCGCAACGCCAACGAATACCCCTACTAACACAATTACACCCACTAAAACAGCAACACCAACTAACACACCAACTAATACCCCGACTAAAACCGCAACACCAACAAATACTTTAACACCCACAATAACACCACCACCAGTTATTTGTTTCTTTTTCTCATCGTATATTAACCCAAGTACAGGGCCATATGGTACTTATCAAATATCAACAGGTTCAAGTGGGTTTTATAATGGATATCCGTATTACACAATTATAGCACAATCCACAATCACAGGTTATGTTTGGTACGACACCGTCAATACTACATGGACTTACACAACAACTTTAGGTGGTGGTACAACTATTAGCGTATTAAATAATTCAATTTCACTACCCTACCCAATATCAAATAGACCGGCCATTTGGTTTGGTTCAATCGCCACAGGAAGTATGGATGAATCTACTTCAGGTACATGTCCAACACCAACACCAACACCAACAACCACCGTTACGCCTACTAAAACACCAACAAATACACCAACTAGAACTGTAACACCATCTATAACACCAACAAATACGATAACACCAACTAAAACAACAACACCATCACAATCAATAACACCAACTAGAACCGTTACACCTACCAACACCGTGACACCAACTAGAACCGTTACGCCAACAAGTTCAACACCAGTATTCTCATTATCTGCTTGTGATGTTGTCTTCTCAAATAGTAGCATTTCACCATACCAATTCACGTATAACGTTAGTACAAATATTAAAACATCAATATCAACACCGGCACTTAATAGCCAATATGTTGCAAAAACATCTAATAGATTATGGTTAGATAATGGTACATCATCGGCAACCGTTACAAATTTAAATGAATATGTGTTAGTTCAAAGTCCTTACAGTGTATCATTAAATCGTGCAATAGCCATATCAAATAATGGTTCAGGTAATTTCTGGACAGGATTTTTAGCTTACGATAATACCACATTAATTGGTGGTAATGGTACATTCCCAACTGTTTTAAGACAATTGGATATAACAACAACCACTGCGACTCAAACAGTTTTATGGAGTACTCCGGTAACAAGACAAATGGTTGGTAATCCTATTTTCACAACCGCTGGTAAGCTACTATATTTAAACATTGACAATGCCGGAACACCTAATTCTTACATAACACAAAGAGATTACTTAACAGGCACATTAGAATACGAACTTCAAATTGGTTCTGCCGGTGATATTTACACAGGTTTATTCTACACAGGATTCGCATTATATACGGTTAAAAATGACGGTAATGTATACCTTATTGACCCATGTACACCTCCATATTTAGTATCAGTTGGTTCTACAACAGTTAACACATCATCTCAAGCGGCACAAACAGCTTCTTGTATGACCATCAGTATAGCATATTTAACCTGTTTTTAATACAAATTCTTAACTAGTTTAATTACATTTGTAATGTAAAACATTTTCGTAATACAAAACAAAAGGGCAAAGAAAAAGGGAAGTGTAAACTCCCCTTCTATTTTAATATCTATTTGTTTACCAAACCTCAATTTGATTCATGAATCCAAGGACACAACAATAAGCATCCGTTTGGTCAAAATTTTCTTTTTTAAGAGTATTATTTTTAGTGTACTGCCATTGAATTTGTGGTTCAAGTTTTGCAATTTTTTCCCATATAATCATTTTCTTATCAATGTCTTTTGGAAGTCCACCAAACAAAACATATTTACCTTTATCATTTTGTTGAACCAATTCAGGAAACGCAAACTTTCTTGAATTATAAGTTGAGATGAATTCAGGAACTATACCAAGCATATCGTAAATTTCTTTACAGATAAAACTATTAAATCTCATTAAAACTTGAACAGTATTAATATTATTTGAGTTCAACAAAGGTTCCTCAATAATGACTCTAACAATACCTAAATTTTTATATTCTATTAATTTACTCTTAAAAACTTCCGCCTTTAACAATAATTCTTTAATTTTACTATTATCTTGATTTTCCTTAGATTTTGGTCTTGGCGATATGTGAGTCAATTCCAAGAGTTCTTTACTTTGAATGTCAAATAATGCCCACCCGATTGTTCGGGTTGAAACATCTAATCCTAATACTTTTGGACTTTCTTTTAATGTTTTACTCATAAATTTAAAAATCAAATTTTATTACAAACTGTTGAATCCCTTGTCTTGGAGTCGGAGATTGTAGTTTTGATATAATCATAAGGTCGTCACTGGAATCGTAAAGGGCAATTTCAGTTATATATAAAGGTTTACCATTAACCCAACTAGGATTTGAACTTGCTTGGAACTCCGCATCCCCTAAATTAATTTTATATTTCATTTCATATATCGTTGCCTGTACGTCAGTTTCAACTGTACCATAGAAGTAATATTCATCACCAAAATTTAATTGTTGACCTGTAAAACTTTTAGGTGTTAATTCAATATAATCCGATAAATCATAAATCGGAGCAGCATCGTATAAATCTTTACTTATAACAAAAGTAGTGCCTGTTAATCCTTCCTCAGTTATATGCCCATTAATAGTTGTTGCAGATAATAAATCCGTATAGTCAATTACTTTCCATTCAGTAGGTTCAGGTCTTCCATTACCAATCACTTTTTGACAAATAATTTCAAATTTATCTGCGAAGAATCCTGTCGGTAAATTACACACATCAGGACAAAGTGTTGTAGTCGTAGCAACATAGTTACCAATTGTTGTCGTTGTCGTCACCGGTGAATATGTTTTATAATTTAAACACCCAAACTCACCACCAAATCTCACAGAAACATTTTGAGGTCCAATATCTAAACAAGATAAATTAGGACCTTGTATTTTAGTATAATAATTACAATGTAACGAATTTGTAAAAGAATTTTCATTACCCAATCTATAAGTAATGTATAAGTATTCAGTATTACCCGTTAAAATCCCCTCACTTGATTGATTTGATGAACCGCAAGTGTTTGGTGTGGTCAACGCCACTTTAGGTGCCGGTAATGTCCAATTTCTATTTGATTTATATGATAACGATGCAATTATTTCTTCATCGTCAATAATAACAATTTTATGGTCAGGAAACACCTTACCAATTCTATTTGGTAAATTAGTACTTGGATTTGGGTTATTATCCCATAAGTTATAATAACGAATTCCAGGCGTGTTCATATCAAGATTTTTCTTAGACTCAATATAACTAGGCTGAAATAAGTCAAAATCCTCAAACCCTGGAGGGTCAACCCAAAATGATTGTCCTTGACAACAGTCAGGATTTTTATGCCACATTAATGTTGGTAAGCTAATCTTGAAGTTTCTCGCTTGCCCAATAGTATCTTCAGGTAATGTTGGGTCTAAAGGTTCTAATGCAAATTTTTCACCATAATAAAAATCAATTGTCTGATTAGTATAATGAATAATAGCTATCGCCTTTTGTTCTTCAGGTTGGACCTTAACAATCTCACCAAATGAATTATAATAATATGTATCGGTCGTTTCAGCACTTAAAGTTGGGTCAACATTGAATGTTTGACCACTGTTTGACATATAACCTAAGTATTCTTTAGTTCCCATATATTGTACCGAACCAAAGTTAGAAAACCCTTTAACCACATCACTATCTAACCCTGCAAAATCTTCAGACCAAGGAATATTCATATTCCATATTTTTACATCTAATTCATCACTATTACATAATGAACCAAAATTAATTACGTCAGTATTATAATGATTTAATGGTGTTATACTATCATATAAATTAGTCATATTAGGTGGGTAAATAACCGTTCTTGCATAACATACACCCATTAAATCAGTATAATCAGGTGTTGGTCTGTCTAATGTAATAACGTTATTACACACGTCTAAAATTCTATAAGTTAAAATACCATAACAACTAAACATACTCATAACACAGGTTGTTTCAACAGGTGCTGGCGTCGGAGTTGGGAATGTAGGAGTCGGAGTTGGTTCAGGTGTTTCACAAGGTAATGTTTCCGTAGGTGTCGGAGTTTCAGTTGGCGTCTCAGTTGGAGTGGGTGTAGGTGTAGGCGTTAAACCACCACAATTACAATCATTTTTACCCCTACCATCATAATAAATAGTAATTAAATCACCAACTTGTGGTAATCTCACAATATTGGTATTACAACCCGAATAAACAACATTAATAGTATCACTACCATTCAATGTTGACATATCAACTATATAATTAGAATTTATAACATGTTTATTATCCGTAAACGCACTCCAGTATGTGAAGTTATCAATAGTTACACCCGTAAAAAAACCTCTTGGTTCCGCACGGTTATAAATAGGACTTGAAATAGAATCCATATATGGTATACCATACGTATTACCATTAAATCCTTTCACATAATATGGATATTTTATATTCTGTTTGTTTGATTGGGGGGAACCACTTGAATTCTGAGCATTAAATGCCGGTTCTAAAATCATTGTTTCAGATTGATTGTACGATGCGTCCAACCCATTATAAGAAACCTCACTATCACCAATTTGGAAATAAGAAATGTTAAAATTACCCTGTGATAATTTCTCCCTACCTGTATCAGTTAATCTACTGTTTAGTAAAGCTGACGTATTTTTTAATATATAACTCATATAATATTTTTTCTTTTTTTATTCGTATAGTTAATTACTATAATTTGTTTGAATTAAACTACAACATGTACAATCAACTAAATGTGAATTAACTATGAACGCATAATTACTAGTAAATAATGCCGAACAACATCCAGGAAATTGGCCACGACAATCTAATGTATAATCTCTAACCACCTTTACACTATAATTACTAGTTGTTGTGAATTCCAAATTTTGATATGTAAAGTTATAACCTGTCATATACATAGTATTAAATGAACATGAGTTAAGCACATTCGGTCCACTCGTTTCTGTAGTATTATTAATACCAATATTTGGTACTCCGTTATTTAAAACCACAGGTGTAAAGGTTGAAGTCGCAGAATTTATATTAGGTGTACGAGAAAAATCACCATGAAGTTCTAAATCAAAAACTATTTTAACCCCAACAGGTAAACTAGGCGTTACCGTTAATGGGTATGTATACTCATATGAAGTATTACTTAATTGAACCACTAATGGTGCTAAAAATGATATAGTGTATGTCGTTATTTGTTGACTATTAAAGACAATATTACCAGATTGAGAAACCACAATATTATTCGTAGAATCTTTAATCTGAGGTGTATAAGGAACATTAGAACATAAATTTGAGAATAAAGGACTTGACCCCCACGTTATACCCCCATTTATTGAATATTGATATGGTGGGACTCCACCACTACCTTGTATAGTTATTGACGCATTACAACTCGTACATGTTGGGTCATTTTTACTTACACTTAACTTTAAATTATCAACATTAACACATACACCTTCGTTCACCGTAACAATTCCTTCATAACCTAAAATTAACCACCCATTAAATGGTGGGTAAGCCGGATTATTATTAATAATTGTTAAATTGTTTAACGTGTCAACTAACTCCCAACGATTATCAACATTATCCCAAACAATAGTGTACAATTCATCATCAGAAATCCAACTTTGTTTATTATTTACAACCCCATTAGGATTAAAATGAATGGATAAATTCACATGACCAACATTTCCAACATAATTAATAATCATACAGAAATCATAGGTTATTATAGGTAATGTAGTTGTAGTAGTCGTTGTTGTTGGAATAAGCGGACCTGTTAACACACAAATAGTATTGGCGGTAAAATCACCATAATAATCAACAATTGTTGCGGGATATGAACCCACCGATAAATTATTAATTACAAATGAACTATTCCCATTTCCCCAAGTAATATTGTAAGGAGGTGTTCCACCTGTTACAATTAAAGTTGCTGCACCATCAGACGTATTTTGTCCACTAGGATTAGTAACTTGACATGCAACCCCAAGTGGGAAAATTACAATAGGTTGACACTCGTTATTTTCAGGCATTATTAATCTGTTTTTTATATAAATAATCAGTTATTTCGTTTTTGTTGAATTAACGACTTCATAACTTCAATATATTTTATGGTAGAACTATTCTTTTCAATAAAATCAAAATAATTAGGGTCATTTTCAATTTTTAGTAATGGGTCATCATTAATGTATTCCCCTTTATAAAATTTCCTATCTTTCAAATCTTCAGTAACACCCGCCATATGTAATATGGGTTTATTATTATATAAAATGAGGTCGTCCGTTGCCCATGAAAAATCCAATTCTTTAGTCACCTTTGTTTCTTTACCAAAATACCACAGATTCCATAAAACCGACCACATTTCAGCCGTCCAAAATTGTATTTCGCCAGGACTGATAGGGAATCGTTTTTGATAACTCATCATTTGGTCATATAATGGTACACAATCATCATAAATTTTCTTCCACATCTCAGAATCGGTATCTTTTATAATATATTGACCACCACCCGAATTTTCTTGATTACATTTAACACAATTAATATTAACACCAACAACATCGGTCATCTCTTGAATTAATTGTCCTTTATTTGAATTGGGGTATTGAGTCTCATATCTATCACAACAATCCATAATATAATCATACCCTATATACCCAACAGTGTCAGATAAATAAATAATATTATCTTTCATTAATTCTTTGAAATCAGGCAATTCTCTAAATATGATGTCAGCATCATGTAAAAAAAACGACTTTCCATATTGCGGATTTTCTTCTAACCATTTATAAATTAAAAATGGTTTTATATTCGGTATATAATGTTTTTTGTCTCGGTTATCAACATAATGATGGATATTTATACCTAAATCTTTTAATTCTAACGATTCTTTACTGGGTTCTTTTTTACCTTGAACTATCGCTAATACAACATGAATATCATTGGGGTTAATTCCTTTTTGTATAAAATTATGAACATAAACCTTAATTTGCCAATGAAAATATGGGACATCAGGTTGTGCCGAAACAAAGACTAAATTATTTTCCATACATGAAATATAATTCAGAACTTTTCGTTATAAATAATACATTTTACGTGATTTGATTAAAATCCGGCATTGTTGATTGTTCAAATGATTCATTCATAAGTAGAACCATGACATTTTGAATACAACACATAAACTCAGCTTCAGTTGTTTGATAATCTTCAGCTATAGTAATATCAAAACTTCCATCACCATAATCAACCACATACTCAATTGTTATAGCACTCCCATCAATCGTCGGAACAATTGTTGACTCAGTCAAAATACCCGTTATTTTATTCTCTTCACACCTCATCATATTCCAAAAAACGGAATATTTTACCAGGAAATCAATATAACATCCTTGATAAAAATCGGTATATATTTTTTCAATAAAAACCGATTCACAATCTTCACCATGAACACATGGGCTAGCCGCGAGAATATATCCTTCTAACGAGGCTATAAAAATATCTTTGGACTGATTCGCTTCTGATTCCATATTTTCCCAAATCACACAATCAACCTCAGTAGTGCCTGTTCCGAATACACCACCCCAAAAGTTGGTATAATCACAATTATCGTAAAAAAATGCCATACTAATTTAAAATTAAAATTTATATTTAAATATTTGATATAATGGTGCATGAAATGTTGACCAAGTAAATGGTCTCCAAGCTAATGTTAATGATTCTAAAGACGCCCGAAACGTATTACGTTGACTTCTTTGAGTCATTAAACAAATGTCAGCGTCGGGATAACCAACAATCACTGTTCCCTCACTAACCCAATTATTAGTATTTGGATTCCACATATAAAAAATTCCATCATCAAGAACAAAACAATATTGACCAAATACCCCCGTTAATGGTAAGTCAATGTAACTCTGAACTTCAGTTAAAAAAACAATATCAAAATCATATTCAGGACCCACAAAACCTAAATCCTTAAATATTTTTTTACAAGTACAACCTTGTAACATGTTAAATTTATACCATCCAATATTATCAGGACCGTTATAAAAATAATCAGTCGTATATCTTGATGGTGGTAATGGTGTTGGATATGAGTTGGCTAATGTCACCCGACCTTCGCTTAACGCTAAGTTATATTGGTTTTGGTAATAAAGAAATTCATTCAATGAGTCCCTAAATTCTGATTCAACATCATTTGACCCATCACAATCACCAATATAAAAATTAGGCAATTCAGTACATCTACTAGGAATAATCTCAGTATTATCTAAATAATCAGGACCAAATAAATTATATTGAACTGGCGATATTAACTTAGTATCCGTAGTTTCACAATATTCATTAGTAATCTCACAATTTATTGGTTCAAATTCAGGAGTATAACACCCTGTACACGCCTCACATGATATATCATAATATATAACCATATTAATCACAACATCGGCATCATTTAAGGATACCTCACTATTACAATCGGTTGTTATAGTCATTTTATTATCATCAATATTAAACGTAACCGAGGATATACCATCATAATTAAGTAACATAGATTCAATCACATCGTTCCATTCATTTACCGTTGGATACTCATTTAATGTTGTACCCGTATAAAATTCTTGAGTCGTTGTCACCCCACTTACAGTTATTGAAGCGTCAAATATAGATTGATTTAAAACACAATTAAATTCATTTAGAGTCAATTCATTAAACCCTTCCAATAACATTTGTTTAGGTCCTTTAGTCAATAATTCACCATAATTAGATAAATCAGAATCACACACATTATAAACTTGATATGATGCTACAGAAATATTACCATTAATAGTAACAGTTCTAATTTTTTCACAATTTTGACTATCAACAACTTTTAACGTGTAAGTTCCCGCAGATAAACTATTAACACTCATACCTGTTTGACCGTTAACATTTGAACTCCAAGTTAATATAAATGGCGGTTCACCACTTGTTATTAAAGCCGTTATAGTACCATTATTACTACCAATTGAGTCAGTAGTCGTTAAAATGAAATCAACATTTGTTGATGGGTTAACATAAAATGTTATAGTTTGACTACAATTTGACCCATCAGTTACATTAACACTATGTGTTCCTGAAGATAAATTATTAAATGTTGTTGAACTTAATGTAGTTTGAATCGTGGCACCACCATCTAAAATATACGTAAATGATGGAGTCCCACCTGAAACATTTATCAAAACAGCACCATTATCACCACTACAAGTTGTTCCAGTAGTTGTTGCACTTAAAATAAATGACGGTATATTATTAATTATATATGTGTTAACATACACACATGAACTCCCATCACTAATAGTTAGAGTATAAGTACCCGAACTTAAATTATTAAATGACCACGTTGAGCTTGTTGTTGTTTGAGATATCGTACTACCACCCTCTTTATCTAAAGTATATATAAACGGTGCCGAACCACCAAACAAATTAATAACTAATGTACCATCATTATCACTACATGTTGAGTTAGTTGTTGTTATTGAAACAACTGAAAAACTACCAGGAGTTGTTAAATAGGTTGATGCCGTCGTATTACATAATCCAGCATCGGTTATTTTAATGTTAAAATTACCACTACCTAAATTCGTAAAAGTATATTCTGTACCAAATGATGGACCATTATTTGATGAGGTTGAACCCGAATAATAATATGGGCCTGTACCACCTGTTATTACTACAGTGACTTCACCATTTGATTCAAAACAAGATGGTCCCGTTGTAAAAATAGCGGCAATACCAATCGGTGGAACTTGAGCAACAAATGTTGTTTTACTAATAGAACAACCTGTATTATCCGTCACCATAACACTATAACCACCCGTAGTTAAACCACTAATACTTGATGTTGTCGCCCCATTAGACCACAAATAAGTATATGGGGGATTACCTGTCAATCCTGTCACAAATATTTTACCTGAATTAACAGCACAACCCGCATCATTAACAACATATAACCCATAATCAACCGTTGTTGAATCTTGAATGATTACACTTTCACTTTGTCCCGTACACCCACCACCATCATTAGCAACAACGTAATAAGTACTGGCCGATAAATTAGTAAATTGATAGTTGGCTGTAACACTTGTTGCTGAAGTTATATAACCATCAACACTATCATATAAGTAAAAACTAGATTGACCATATAAATTTGATGTAATAGCATTAATACTACCATTATCTAACCCACATAACGTATTTTCAAAACTACTTACCGAAACACAAGTACCACTAGATATATAGGTATTAACCGACACAACAGTATTTGTTGGTGAACAACTATCAATTATATTAAATGAATATGTTGACGCTGATAAATTAGTTACCGTATAACCAGTTACACCAACACCTAAAACTATCGTACCAAATGATACAGGATTTAACCATTGTATTGTATAGTCAGGCGCACTACCAAATATTTGTACTTCAAAAGCACCATTATTAGTATTTGAACAATCACCAGTAATAATTAAATCATATGTTAAATTACAAGCCATTAATTACATAAAATATTAAAATTTATTCCGACATTAATCTTTAAATTAACCCCATTATCATTTTCCGAACAGATGTTATTATAAATAACTACAGTGTTGTTTTCTGTGAGATAATAATCATACCCATACATTTTTAACTCGTCTAATGCTTCTATCAATGCGATATCCCAAGCGGTGTTAGTTGTTGGATAACTTAAATTAGGAGTTGTCAACCCAACACCAATAAAGAACGGTATTTGTATAATCATAACATCGTTAACTCTAATATCAACATACCACTGAGAATTAAGGGAGTTAATCAAACAGTCATTTAACGTGTATCCGTTATCGCTTAAATATTGATTTAATAAAAATGCTAACACACCACTAAATTGTTGTACTTGTGGATTCGTATTCCAAGGATATGTTGGACATTCGGTTGATTGTACAGGACAATCTACTGGAAATATACTTGTCGTCAACGTACATGGTTTACATGGTACCGGCACTATTTCACAACCTCTTTGTCTTCTCCAAACAAATTTTTGTCTATGAAATATTGAATTTTCATATTTAACTCCGGTATTCCAAATTGTTGATGCTGGCATCATTTGTTCAACTAATCGTATCCAAAAACTACCTAATCCGTTCACGTAATCAATCATTGTTTGATATGAGAAATTATCATTAGAAATACCAATAGCATTTTGTGATTCCAAATATTTCCAATAAATTGAACCTAACGTTGGATATCCACCAACTTTACTACCACTAAACTGTCTGTCTCTAACATTTATCATATTTTGCCAAAACGTTTGGGCAAATTCAAAAAATGTTTGATTTTTTGGTTGTGGGTTTATCTCTGTCCAATCAACACCACCTTTATTAGGGTAAATATTATTTGGTATTATATTAAAAAATTGAGTTGGTAATATCGTCTCGGAAGTTCCTGACTTAAAAATAGGACTCGCAGCAACACCATAAGTAATAGCGTTAGGACCAATAACAATATTACTAAACGAACTCGTTAATGTTAAATCACCATAATTATCCGGTAATGTTATTTCAGTACTACCTGTGAATGACCCTGAAGTAATTATAACACTTGTAGTTATTTCAATGTCAGGACCTGAAACCACACCTAAAGTATTTTTAAAATCTAATTTAATGTCAAAATCTTTAGTTATATTTGAAGTAACGTTATAAGTAGCTTTAACCGAACCTGGTTCGTATGTTGCGGCTAAATTTAACGTAATAGTTGTCGGTGGAATAAAATTCATCCCTTGGTTTGGGATTGGGTAGTTATATTGTCTAGACATATACCATATGTCATATGCAATCCCTTGTCCAGGATTTAAAAATAAATCAACGTTTTTAACGTTTAGCACTAATTTGTCATTAGTTGTGTAATACTTAGCATTGTATTTTCCCTCCAAATTGACTCTTAAACCAACTTCGTTATCTGTCCAACTTTTGTTGTTATCAACATTTATTTTTAACTTATAACCAAGATTCATAAATGGGAATTTACGGAACCTATCTAAATATTCTTGACCATAAGAATAAGGTATTAACGAAGTTTGGAAATCGGGGTTTGCTCCCGTAAAAACACTTGTCGTTAAATTAACTTGTTCTGGTGCCCTATGGTCAGGTGTTTGTTCAAACCATCCACTACCCGATTGGAAAAAATAATCGTCAGTGTCTTCAGGTGCCGATGGATAACCATAATCGTCCATAGGAAATTCGTCCCTATTAATATTAACATCCTGAATACTATTTTGTGTTGTAAACCCCGTATAAGGAACCCCCATTATTGAGAATGTATATGCCGGGTCTAAAACGGGTGTGTCCTGTACATATGTACCACCAGATATAGCGGCAAATTGTTTATCAAATTGATTTAAATTAATCTTTTGGTCAGCCAAATAAACATGTTCATTAAATTCAATCAACGCTTCAGGAGCCCCAATTAAGGATAATAAAGTTTCAATTGATTTTCTAGTTCCTTTAGATTTAAATAAATACGCTGAATTTAAGACTAAATTTCTATAGTATTGATAATTTAACTCATCAGGCGTTAATGACGTACTAATACCACTAAAATCCGATTTTTGAGCATTTTTTTGACCAAAAACCGAACTTAATAATTCCTCATTAGATATTGGAGATATATTAGTTCTCCAACCTAAAGTTTGAGCTAAATTTTTTAATAATTGTGATGGTATATCATTACCAACATTATAATTAACAGAATTTACGTAAGCTAAGGCATCAATGAATTTTTTTGTTTCATCAAAACTTCGCCCATATATTTGTATAATCTTTTCAACTTTTTGTCCTAACGTGTCAAATTCATTAAAAGCACCTGTAGTTAAAAATCTAGATATTAAGTTTGTTTTGTACCCATCAAAATTAGCACTAATTTCATTAAGTTTACTAAGATAAGTTGTAAATGACGATGATATAATATCAAGATTCCATAGTACACTAATCGGCCATGCAACCGTTTCATATCCCGTATAATAAGTACCATCATCACTAGACATGGGAATATTAAATGTTGCGGTATATTTTGGTACTATATTTCTATTTAATAAGAAATTCTCTACTTGGTCTAATTTCTCATTAAATACCCTGTTAACCTCAGAATCATTAGGTCTAATAACAAATGAATCATAACTAAAACTACCACCAGAAAAGGGATTACCCTCAACAACAATTGTTAATATACCACTAACTAAAGATTGAGTTGGGGTTAACCTAAGAACTGAATAACCTTCATCATTTATGTACAACGAATACTTAGCATATTCAACAGTCATATTTCTTAATTGTGATACGGGTATTTCTCGTAATTCTAAATTTCTAGTTGAGTTAACAGTAAAATCAACACCAAAAGGATTTCTAAATTTTAGAACATTTAAATCAAATGTCGTTACGTTCTGTATAGAATCAAACACTATATTATCAGCCGTCACCCCTGTTGTATAATCAGGAGCAAATACCGTAGATTCAAGACCAGCAGGAAAATAATTAATAATATTTTCAACTGACGCTGAAATTCTTTTAACCATTGACCCATAAAGGGTAAAGCTGGTTATTTGTGATAAATCAAAATTTGGATAAACTTTAAAATTATTTTCAAAAATAGCTTTAGATTGTTCAACAGTGTCAATACCTAAACCTTGTAAATTAATAGGGTCTGAAAATACTCCCGTTGAAAACGTTCTATTAACTTTTTCGGTTATAGATTCGGTAAATTCAAAATTACCTTGAGTTAACCCACCACCTTGCACTAACTGAAACCCGACTAAATCATCGGAAAATGTTCCAGAACCTGTTGCCGATTGTGGGGGACAAGTATATTTTTTATTTGCCATTATTGTGTTATGTTTGTAAAGTTTTTACTAAAATCAATGTTATCACCTCTATCTTGTCTAACCTCATATAATAAACTATTAAATTGGTCCCTAATTTCGTAAAGGTTATATTGTTTGTATATGTTGTTGTTATCGTCGTAAAGAGTATAAACACCATCATCAATTGACTTAGTTTGATTACCATATAGAGCAATTGCCAATGTTGAGAAATCATGTTCCGCAAGTTCAATGTCCAAAGTTATTGGATTGAAGAATGTGTTCGTTATAATAATATTTTGATTAGGCTGACCAATATATGGCGTAGCATTTGGTTTGTTTGTCGGAGCCGATGATGGAGATAACGTACAAAATAATAAATTAGTATTACTATCTGTGTATCTATATCTAATAGCCTTCTGAGACGAATTCGTTAAATTTTGAACTACAGGTTCACAGAAAAATGATGATGTAATTAACCTAAAAAAGTTAGGTACTTTTGTACCGTCAGAATTTAAATATTCAACTCTAAACCCAATTAATCCTTGATTAACAAATTTATTTCTATACTCAGACGGTACCGCATTTAAATCAATAACAATTCCTTTAACATTTGGTAGTGAAGATAAAACACCACAATCTAATATTGTCGTTCTTATTTGTGCGGGTCTAACATATAATGTATAAATCCCGATTTTGTTAAATTGTTCTGCTGGTAATGTTAAATTATATAAACCACCTAACAATTCAACGTTAGGTGTACCACCAGTTTCATCATTATTAAAATAAGGTTTAAGTATCGTTTTAGCATCCAATTTTGTTAATACAAAATTGTTAGTTTCATCTCGTGATGCCGTATAATTCAAAATTATCTCAACATCTTCAGGTGAAACATCTGCGGGTCTTATAGTACCATAGGTTGAAGTCGCCATTTTTTATTTAATTACTTTTTTTATAAATATCTATTCTATTTTTTTATTTAAGTTTTAACGATATTGTAAAACTTATATCCATACGTCATAAGTTCACCGATATTATCAATTTCATTTAACCTTTGAACTCTCTCATAAGCACTAACCTTACCTCTATCAATGAAAACATCACTTTGTATTTCCGGCTCATCAATAACATTTAATAAGACTTCATTTTTTGTTAAACCTAAACAAACTATTGTATCTGAAGTAATACCTGACGATTCCACAACAAAAATTGTCGTACCGTCAACATAATCATAGTAATCAATATCATTAATTGTATAGGCGGTATAAGTGTTTGACGCGTCAGGTCCCCAATATGTTCCAATATTTCCTGACGTACCTGTTACAGGCACACCTTTTTTAAATTTACCATCATATAAATTAGCTTTATTACCATAAACTTGCAACCCATTAACATTTGATGTTGTATAACCAGAAACAATTATAGGATTACTTGATGAGTCATAAATATCTAAATCACAATTAGAATCACCACTAAAAATGTAATCATACATAATTGGTGTTCCCGACCAATTCCCTCCGGCAGGAATAAAATAAGCGGTACCTTTAGGATTTGTTATCGTGGCCGCCGAATAAGGTACTGTTATATCTTTTTTAATGACATTATAACCCCATGGGCTCATGCCTGACATACTAATAGTGTAATTACCACCCTGAACATAAGTATGACCATAATGATTAGGTGAGAAGTTATTAATCGTTTGGGTTATCCCATCCCCCCAATCCACTTTATAATCGGAAAATTTTAAATAACCCAAAGATTGCGTATCTGAAGTATTATAAAAATAATATTCATAGGGGTTCAATGTTGTTGACGAAAATAAAAAATTATTCATCACATCTTTTTGTAATACCGCACCATCAAAGGTTGAGTAATATCCAATATCAATACATGTTTCACTAATAAAAATAGGTATTGTTAAACCAGTTAATAAAGACGAACCATTAGTACCACCTGAAAGAATTTCAGTCATTGATGAATAAACATACGTTTGTCCTGTATAATTTTTAGTTACGGCACTTGTATATATATCACAACAAATTTCCACGTCAAATTCATCATTATACGAATCTCCCGTGTAATTAATTAAAAATATATCACCGTTTATAACTTCAGGCGATATTCTTATATTATATATTCTATCATCCATTATGGGTTAACATATTCATACCATTTTATGGGACTACCCGTCCCGATTCTATTACCTGAATAATCGTAAAGTTTATAAGTTTTACTATTATAATCCAAAACAACCTTATTATAAAAAAATTTATCATTATCAAAATTAAATTTATTTGGTAATGATGATTGCGGTGTCGTCATCATTCTAACATAAACACCTTGTTTAGCATCAAAGAATTTAACCGTCATATAAAAAGTATCTAAATCAACAAACGTTTTTGATTTTAACCAATAATAGAAAAACCCTTCCCTAACACCACTAGAACCCAGTGAGGGTAAATAATCTAACGTATAACTAGGTTTATTAATTTTCACATTTTTAATATATGTTGATAAATCAATAATATTAAAATCACTTTTATTTGAAGGTAGGATAACTGTAAAACTATTAACTTGTTTAATACTATCACGACTATCATAGAAATCTAATTTAAAGAACGATTTCAAAAATGGTTTAGACCTAATATACAAATCCGAAACACTAAACCCTTCTGACTCGTAACTAACATTCCAATTATTAATAGTTGACGCCGTGACATTAGTCGGATTTCCCGAATAAAAATAGAATTCATAATTTATCTTGGTTTCTTGATATTGTCCATAAGAATCGTGAGCAAACCTAATCACCTCAAAATCATCAGGTACACCAGTGACAATCTCAATTACCTCATCTTGATATACATCAATACTTTCATCCCTACCTAAGAAATCCCACTGCATTTCTATCGGTATTGTAATACTTTGATTAGTACCAGGTACTGTAAATCTATATTTATTATTCACAATTATCAGTTGTTGGTTCCGCCACTACGGTATCGTTTATATTATCATAATTACTTCCCTCACCAATTAATCTAAAAATAATATCTCGGTAAGGGTAATGTGTACCATTTAAAAATGGGTAATCTACACCATTATTATTTGTGTCAACATAACCATATGGGTACATATCTCTCCAAATAAATTTGTTTTGCAACGTTGAAAAATAAGAATAGTCAGGTAATCCAACAATATTTTTAGAATCACCTTCCTCAATATAATCTGAGAACGTCTTTATTTCTAGTGAGTAATGTGGTTTATAATAATAACCTTTGGCACTATTCCCAAATACTGATGAAGGTTTAACCCCAATATTAAAATAATACGGATTGAGTTTAAATTTATGATACATATCCGAAATTACTCTTTCAATTTGTTCATAGTTATTCCACTCACAATAATCACCATCAATTGTGTCTCCACTACTTAGTGGTTCCACATAAGTAAATGGTCTATTCGGAACCCCTAATGGTGTTGTATAAGTACCCAAAGGTAAATTAGTGTCGGAATTAACATTCGTATTATCCCACCAAGAACTCGGTGTATTACCTGTCATAGTAGTCGGGGGTATATTAAATCCCCACCCTTGTTTTAAACCATAAAAACCACCAGGTTTACTAAGACCAAAAGTCCAACCCATATACCCTTTCCAAACCACAGTAAAAAATAATTCAGATATTGGTCTAAAATGGTTATCACGTAATGGTTTAATATCAATATCTTCGTTAAAACTTAAATTATAAACACTATTCCCTTGTTTTAATGAAACCCTTGATTGTTTATTTGGGGTATATGTTGATTTTTCTAATCGTTTAACTTTGTTAAATATTTGTTGTTCAAATCCAGTTTTAGTTAATACTGAATAATCTTCTTCAGTCAATATTTTATGTTTTCTAACATAATATTCGGACATAGTATCACCACTATTAGTAATATCTATAATACGTTTAAACGTACCTGTATTACCCGAATTAAATGTCGTACCAGTAAAACCAACATCATAAATACTAAAAATAAATTCATCACTACCAAAATACGGGTCACCCAATGAATAAACTTGGAAAGTATCTTGCCCCGAATAATTAATACTTAATTTAACATATTCACCAACCGATAAACCATGAGTCATCGGACATCTAAATGAAACCACTGTTTGGTTTTGGTCAGTTGACCTATAAACAATAAATGGTAATCCATCCGACGCCACCCAATTTAATGTATTATTAGAACGAATATCTAATGCCGACATTGGTTGCGTTTTATTATTATCATAGACATAACTCACGTACACCCCCCAATTATAAGTTGTCGCACTTTTATTAACAAAGAAATTATGTATTTTATTTGACGAATCAGGAATAGTATAACCCGAAATATTATTATCAGGTCTCATAAAGTCAAATTCATAAAATTGGGGAAATCCTGAATAACTATCAACCGGATTATTGGAACAAAGATTACCAATAAGTTCATATATATTTTCATAATATAAACTTGTTTGAAACGGATAATATTTAGTTGTTCCCGAATAAACATTATCAAATAATAATGAAATCTTACTTGTTGGTCTAAAAATAGTTGACGCTTGTCTTTCATCATCATACAATTGTTCTAATTGCACGGTTAATGTTCTATCAAACTCAATATTTTCTTTAGCGGTTTGTACTAAAGGAACTTGAAACAATAAATTAGTGTTGGGCGATGATTTATATCTTAAAGACCCTAAAACAACCCTATTTTCAATTCTACTACCCATTATTCAATATTTTCAATATCTAACCAAATTTCACCAAATTTATCAAAGGCACTTTTACCTTGTTTTAAACCAAAATAAAAATAAAATGGGTCACCAGTCAATATAGTATTAATTGTCGGGTTATTTCTATCCCAAGTATCTGATTTATATTTATTATTACCCGAACTATCTATTGAATAAATATACCCCTTGAAGTCTTTTGTTATATTTGATTGATTTGTCCTAAAATATCTAGAATCTTTTTTTAATCTATCCAATTCTTGATACCTATAACTGAAAAACACTTTACCGTTAATACCCTCAGTAAACCAGTCATTTTCATCACTACCAAAAATAGTACTAGGGTCACCATCTATTATCTCCCATTGATAGAATGGTACTTCTTGTGATTTAACAGGTATATATGAATAACACCTGTCGTCAGTAATATTACCATTTTCAGAATATAAATTTCTTTTTGGTGATATAAAATCCCTATTTTGCATACTTGAACTAAAAAACACCCCAATAGTACTGTCATCATTAGGATTACTAAAAATTGATTTGGCATCATACACATCAGAATCAAAAGGTACAACACCAAACTGAGAATTTATTCCAACCATCTGAGCATAATCACCATCAATAAAGTTATTACTTCTACTAAAATAAATATTTATATTCGCCGCAGATGCGTTATTCAAAAATCCTGAACTGGTTATCCTATTTAGGATGAATAAATTTAACAAATCGGAAACATCGTTAAAAGTTGTCGTCCCCATTTTATTAACAACATACCCACCATACGCATCGTTCATAGCCACTTCTTGTGTAAACACATCTCTAGGACCTAAATCCATAATTGTGGTTGGGTAGTTCAACAAATTCTTATTACCCCCATAACTATTATCAATAGGTTGACCAACAAATTTATTATCGTCAGTATATGGTGTTGGCCGATAATAAAAATTATTAGTGTTTTTATCTAAATAAATTATTTTATCGGCAAATAAATTGTAAGGTTCAACTTCATCATCAAACCTGCGAACATTAGCGAAAGGAAATGCATATAAAGTACCATTAACCCAGTTATTTGAAAACACGTGTGAAAATACATTTTGACAAGCAGCAAAATTAATTAACATTCTAGTCCTCCATTCATTGATTGATGCCAAATCTCTAACAATACTTAAAAATGGTATTGACACTAATACATAACACCCCTTTTCCATAATAGGTTTATTAAATACCGTACTACATTCATATAATTCTGCATCTTTTTTAACGTCAAATTTATTAAGTCCCGTACTTGCATCATATTTTGACGTATAACATCCTAACGGTAATAAATTACCACATTGGAGGGTACCTAAAACGCTATCATCCTGTCCATCACCGTTTGTCGGTACACCTGACGACACATTAACCTCATCAGATAAACCAACATCATCTAATAAAAATACCTCAAAACCAAGATTAGCATGTAATGGTCTAAAACTATCATAACCAGGCTTTGGTTGATAATCAAAAGTTGATAAGGGTAAACGGTCTGAACGCATAACTATATAATTATTACCTAAACTCGTAGTTTTTTTAATTTCAAACGTATCAGTAATTTTAGGACATTCATATTCTGTCTTAACACATGATTTACCAGCCCTGGGCGGAGTGTCACATTTACAGTTACCATGTTTACCAATATACACACTACTCATTCGTAAATAAGTGCCGCCCTCAATATTTTCACCAAGATAATAACAAGGTTTATTCACCACAGTATTTGAGTACGTAAATTCGGGGAAATATTGTTCACTTTCACTATCATCACCTCTTCGTCTAACCCATCTGTTAATATATTCATTCGTTTTGTAATAAAATGTCGGTAATAGATTAGGACTGTTGCTATTAGTTGTACCATAAACTGATTCAACCTTACTACCATTAACATCAAAACCACCATTAAGACCTTTCAGAATTGAATAATCCTTATCTAAACCTGAATAATATTGAGTTAATGTTGTTGTAAATCCGGACATCTGAGTACCAGGTAAAAATTGAAATGATTTATGATATAATCTATTATTTGAATATGTGTCAATCGTATGATTATCACCATCATGTTTAACATTCAATGGTTTACCCTGAATCGGAATATTTAATTTATATTGACCATTCACTTTTACATTTCCAAAAGTATCAAAACCAAACAATTTACTTAAATCATATTCACATGTTGTCCTACTGGAATGTGGGTCAACACCTCTAACTAAAAACACGACAAATTGTTTTTGATAATCGGTATATTCTTTCAACGGATTATAATCTTTTTTTCTCATTGAATTACAATCCAATTTTAAACCATCAGGTAGCTCTCCACTTGGATTTATCCTACTAACTTTTAAAGTATACATTTCATTATCAAGATAACGTGATTTTAATGAATTCTCTAAAGTTGTACCAACAGCTTTTTGTTCATATTGACCATAAGTCATACCTGTAATGACTTGAAAGTACTCTACGTCCATTGGGAATTTTTGATACAAACCATCTTCAGTATTTCCAGTTAAGAGGTACGTAGTGACTTTATTGCCACTAACCCCATCAGGATTTGCCCATTCAACATTTACTGTTGTTGTTGTTGCACTTTGTAATATTGGAGTTCCAGATATTGAATAAGTACCATAGTCATTAACCGTACTACCTGTGTAATTCATATCACTTGATTTAGCACTATCTTGAAATGTTACCAGCTTACCACTACTAAAATTATTAGCAACCTGAGGGCTTATAATTAACGCAATAACATTATCTAAGTGGTAATTTGTAGGGTTCAAATCGGTAGCAAACCTAACTTTAATTTGATTAACACCCCTACCTTCATCAGCACCAGCGTTAAATATTTGATTCGGGATTGTATTATCAAAATATTTCGCTTTAACATTAAATAGATTAATACGTTCAGGTAATGGTAAATCCGTTGAGAATGTACCCCAATATATTGTTTCAGGTGTTGCATCATCTTCTTTAGGGTCGTACATAACCTCCAAAAATTCATTCAATTGTGTTGTACCTCCCTCACCACATTTACACGCCTTAGGTGAATATGGTTCTTGACCTGATGAAATCCCATTAACAGTTGTACTAACACCGGTACCAATATTACCCGAACTAGGAATTGGTTGACCCCCAAAAATACCTCCCAAAGCATTCCCACCAGCACCAGTAACAGTTGTCCCACTATAAAAAGTACCTATATAAAGTGGTGTTAATAACGCGGTTCCATTATTATTTACAGGTACATCATTAGGTGTACCACTACCACTACTACTTGAATTTTGACTCGCTTCTAATGACGCTAAATCTTGTGAACCTAACGGGTCACACTCACAAAAATCACAGTCAGGAAACGTATAGTTAGGTAGTTTGAAATTCTTGAAATATTTTTTGATTTTATTAAGTGATAAAAATAACCCAACCATTAACAAAGAATATCCGAAAGATTTAGCCGCTTTAAGTCCAAAAGCGGTTCCTAACGCAACGTTGGGTGGTGTCGCTAATAACGCAGCACCCGCTGAAAATGCATCTTGTCCCGCTGAATAAATATATGAACCTGACATTATCAACATCAACGGACCCAAAATCACAATAACAATAAAAGACAAAACATGCAGTAAAGTAACTATATTTAAAATAATCGGATACATCAAAAACAATAATATTCTAAATAACGTAAATAACGTATTATCTCTAAACTGTCCATCATTAGACGGAAACTTATTGTTTTCACCTTCACAATCGGTATTTAAAATGTCTTTTATACCAATAAACCTACGATTATTCCGATTATTTCTAAATTGACTAATCAACTCAGATACCGTATACACCTTATTATATGAAAATTCGTAAAACTTATCCTCACAATTAATTGCGTCCTCAATATGTTTTAAACCAGTAAGATAAAATGGTGATGTTGTCGTAAGTCCAGTATACCCATAATCATCCCAATTCAATGAAAATGCATACGACGTATTTAAATCAATTAACGATTCGCCAGATTCCGGTTTTTTAGGACTACTTGACGAACCCCAACCATATTCACGAATGTTTGGTACTAAAAAATAACCACGTTTAACCTTATCTTCCATAGTAGGTGATTGATTCCATTTTACTTTGAATCTATATCTTGATTTGGTTGGAATACCTTGAGATGGGTCGGCAGAAATCACTTGTTCACCAAATTCATTGGTTATCACATAATCCATGTTCATTGGTAAATCTAAAACCCAAACACCATTTTCATCAATGACTTGACCACCATTTTGTAATTCAAAATTTTCTAACGCAGGTCTCCCTTTACTATCAAAATCAATTGTCTGTCTAATTGCCCTAATTTCACCAGGACCAACACTCATTGAGCACAATTCTCCTAACTTTTTCTTAGGTTTATGATTAGCCTTAATCATTGCATCATCAATTGATGAAACCAAAGAACCCATAAAAACAGCTGTTGGTCTAATATCAATATTAACTTCTTTACTGATATCAAAATCAGTACGAGTGATACCTAAATTACATATTTCAGGTTGTCCCCATAATGGTTCAACCTCAACATTTCTATTAATAGATATAATTTGTGGTAACGAATCTAAATTATTTGATGACTTAAATAGATTTTTATTAACCATATCTTCGGTTGCAACCCCCATTCTAATTAAATCATTAGGTGTTAATGAGAACTCACCAATATCCGATAAATCTAAATCAACAAATATTGTTTGTTGACCTGTCGGAACACCAAATAACATAAAGTCACCACTGTCGTTAGTAGTTGTCGTATATTTATAATACTTGTCATAAACCTCAATTAATGTGGGGTCAATAAGAACGTCCACCCTATCAAAGAAAGTACCTGTTGGTGTGTGATTACTATGAGATTTGGTATACGGTAATAAGTTATACCTATAACCATCAACATTTTGGTCTGTTGTTGTTTTATACGGATATAATTCTGAAATAATTGGATTTGTTGAATCCTCATCAGTTAATGGGATGAAAATAGAAACTTTCGCATTAGGTAAGCCAAATCCATTATTAACACTAATTCTACCAACAACAACCCCATAATCGGAACATTGTCTCGTATAAATTTGTTCTTGTAATATTTTTAACGATAAAATCTCAATATACTCAAACTCTTGGTCTATTAATACTTTAATTGATTTATCTACTCCTGGGGTTGTTCTAATTCTGTAAGAATTTGACATAATAATCTTTTAACATAAATAGTTTATATACTATTTTTAAAAATAGATGATTATATTCAAAAATAAATTATCAACCGAAATTAACTGTAGATAGATTTTTAACTCTCACATTAATATCTTTATTAGAATACCTAATTTGGTAAGTTTGACTTGGTTCTGCGAATATGGTATCATCAATCAATTCTATTTCTCTAGTTTCACTATCAACATATCTTTGTGATGTTTGAGATGATGAGTATTGACCACCAACTTTATTAAATACTTTAATATCTGATAACGATATTACACCATTTTGACTTTGAATTTGTCGCCTAATTTCAGATAAATTTACATTCTGACCCATTTGTCTATTAGTTGGTTCAAAATAAGTTGATACTAAAGTTATTATTTGTGAAATAACAGCACCTTGTGTTTGACTATTATCTAAAACCACATCTATATTTATACCTAAATCAATAACATTTGCCGATTCAATTGAAATATAATCATTTATCATTCTATAGTTAGAAAGATAGTTAGCGATATTACTCTTTAAGGTATTTGAAACTATTTCACTTAAACTTCCAGATTCATCATATGCCAAAATCTTTATTTTAATCTTATTATTTTCTTCAGTTATCGCAACTTTAGCCGGTGCTCCAAACTGTGATGGCATTGTTCTAATCAACGAGTCATAGTCATTTACGGTTACCGCTCTTTTTTGAGCTGCGAAGTTAAACGATACTAAATTTCTAATCTCTTCCATAGTTGGGAAATTAGCCCCACCAATAGCCGCCGTCACATTAGTACAACTAAGTGAATTTACAACCGTAGTGTTAATTGATTCTGATGGACCATTAACAAAGAAAGATACCGTACCAATTTGACTTATAACATTAACACCAACGTTAGTACCTGTACCACCACCAACTCTATATTGAACAAACAATGTTGAATTTCCTTTTAATGTACTACCTAACGCCAAGTTATTAGAATACTTGTATAAATCCAATTTAAAACCATTTCTAGCAAATTCTCTTAACTGTTCATCAGCAGATTGACTACCACCACCAAATGTCATTTTTAAGAAACCTTCAGGTGTGAATTCAGAGATAAACTTATCACTAGTTGCAATATATTTACCAACTTTAATACCAGGCTTATCCGATACTTTTGTTGGGTCCTCAATGAATACTCTGTCCTCAGCCAAAGCACTTACCTCATACCATCTATCATCTAACCCCAAAAATTCTTGTGCTGAAGGTATATTAGTATATTGTGTACCATCTTTTAATAAGACACTTGTTATACCTAAAACATTCTTATCAGGTAAAAACATTTCATAAAAAGGTCTAACATCATTAGCCGTTATAACTTTTTTAAATACCTTTGTAAGACCATTAACAACAGTTTCTCTTTTCACTATCGTGTAATTCAATAACTTATTGTTTGAATCAAAATTAGGAATCTTTTTTCTGTTTGGATAACCATCAGCATTTGTTGGTGATGCAAAATCAATGTCATAAACAGTTTCAAAACTTTGACCTGCGCCATTAACTTGTGAACCTCTTCTCAAGATACCACAATATCTTAAATCTTCTTTATCACCATACGCCGGCACAGTTATTGATAAATCAACTAACGCAACTGAAGGTCTTTGACCTGGTATCTTCAAACCATATGTTCTAGCGATATTAAATATTGAAGAAGGTTGTTGAGCGTATTGTAATACAGTTTCCTGAATACTTCTATCAATATTAAATTGTAAGTTGTCCGTTACCGCAGCATTTAAATCTAATAAAACCGAGAAAACCGACGCATCATTAAAGTTGTCAATTAATTCAGGATAATATGTTTTAGTAAAGTTTACTAATTCAGTTCTTATTGATTGGAAATCTCTAGTCGTATAAGATATTTTTTTATTTGCCATATTTTTTTATATATTTATAATTACAAAGTCACTTGGGTTAAATGCATCATTAGTTACGACATAATCAATCCTAACTTTAGCGGTATGTTCTTTTTCGGAAATTCCAGGTACTCTAAACACTCGTTCATCCCCCTCAACATAAGTACCTTTATCTTCTTCACCATCCGATGCAGCTTTAATACTTATATTCGTTATTTTAAGATTTGGTAAATATTCATCCACAGAATCCCTAATTTCAGACTCTATTTCTGAAAATGTCGGACCGTCAAGTGGTTCAAAAATATATTCATATAATCTTGTACCAAAATCAGGTAAATAATATCTAGTTCCCTTTCTTGTCAATAAAAGGTGAATCAAACTACTTCTAATCTCTTCATCATTCGTTTGTGATAAATCTAAAAATTTACCATCAAAAGAATCCCTAAAAGGGAAGTTAATACCATACGTATTTCCATTTGCCATATTATATAAATATAATGTTATAATATTTCCAATAAATAGATATAAAATAAAAAACTCCCGACAGTGCCGAGAGTTTTTAAAATTTAGTTTTTTCTACGAAGAACAACCGAAACAGTCAAATTGAGAATCACTTGGTTTTTCAGGTAAAACATCAACTTTTGGTTTTTCATTCTTATTAGTTCTATCTTTTTTTGTAATATCCACCGCTAAGTGTTTTGCACCTGTTGAAATAGCTTTAGTTCTAATATAATAACTTAAAGTTTTCAACCCTTTATCCCATCCATGAAAGTGTGATGATGTAATTTTAGATAATGTAGGATTACTCATATAGATATTCATTGATTGAGATTGGTCAATAAATGGTGCTCGTTCAGCTGCCATATCAATCAATTCTCTTTGTGAAATTTCCCAAATTGTTTTGTATTTGTTAATTAAATGTTCAATACGTTTAACTTTTTTGTTATAGTTTTTATCCTCAACATCAAGATAATTATTAAAGTTAATATTTTGAATTGACCCTTCATTTAATATGATATCATTTTTCAACTCCTCACACCAAATACCAATTTTCTCAAAATCCTGAATTAAATATTTGTTAACAATTAAAATTTCACCACCAACAACACGTCTGTTAAATAATGCTGAGTGAGCCGGTTCAGTCATTTCAAATGACCCAGTAATCTTTGCCGAAGATGCTACAGGCATCTGAGCTGTGAATAATGAATTACAAATACCGTGTTTCATCACATTATCTTTTAATGAATACCAATCCCACATTCCCGATAAATCATCCTCAGTTAACCCCCACATATCAAATTGGAACACTCCTTGAGACATTGGTGAACCTTCAAAGTGTCCATATGGTTTATATTTCCCTTCAACACATAATTGATTACTTTCAGTAATTGTTGCGAAATAAATAGTTTCAAAAATTTCTTTATTTAATTTTCTCGCTTCATCAGATGTGAAAACATAATCCATTAAATAAAACACGTCAGCTAACCCTTGTACACCAATCGCAATCGCTCTTTGTTCTAAACCACCTTTAAGACCTTTCTGAGTTGAATAACTATTAATATTGATAACCTTATTTAAGGTTCTAGTCACCTTTCTAACCTCATCATATAATAATTTGAAATCAAATTTACCATCAACTATGAAGTTTTTTAACACCATAGAGGATAATGTACAAATAGCGGTAGTTTCTTCGTCAGTATATTGGAATATCTCAGCACATAAGTTAGATTGATGAATAACACCAATGTTTTGGTGGTTAGTTTTCTTATTAGCATTATCTTTAGAACACAAATAAGGAACACCTGTTTCAATTTGAGACTCCAAAATTTTAGTCCAAACCTCAGTCGCACTTACTTTTTTACCAAGACCTAACTCAATAGCTTTTTTGTAATTTGTTTCGTATTCATCACCATAAGATTCTTGTAATGGTTTAATACCCGCTTTCTTAATGTCGTTAGGACAGAACAAATACCAATCAGAATTGTTTCTAACCGCATGCATGAAGTTGTCAGGAACCCATAACGCCGTGAATAAATCTCTAGCCCTTAATTCGTCTTTACCAGTATTCTTTTTAATATCTAATAAATCAAAGATATCTTTATGCCAAGGTTCAATGTAAATAGCCGCACTACCAGGTCTTCTTCCTTGTTGATTAAAGAATCTTAATCCTTCATTAACAATTTTTAAGTATTTCAATAAACCACCCGCGAATCCACCTGAACTTGTAATACGACTTTCTTTACTACGTAAGTTTGACATACATAAACCAATCCCCGCAGCATCAGACGAATATGTTGATATATCACTGAAGGTATTTAACAAACCTTGTCTTGAATCCGAATCATTGTAATGTAATACACAAGACGCTAACTGAGGAACTAATGTACCTGAGTTAATCATAATAGGCGTCGCCTTAGAAATTCGTTGTTCTGATAACGATTTATAGTAATCAATAGCTTCTTCATATGTATCGGTTACCCATAAAGCAATTCTCATATACATATGTTGTGGTCTTTCAATCGCAACACCATTTGGTAATTTTAACAAATACATTTCTTGTAAAGCTTTCCAAGCGAAAAAGTCAAAGTTATAATCATTTTCGTGATTAATAACTGAATCAATGTTATTCGCACCGTATTCCTCAATAGTACTAATTAAGTTATCGTGGATAATACCTTCATCGTGTAAGCTTTTCATCGTTTCAGAAAAACTATCTAAGGTATCTTTATGATACGCTGAGATAGCCACTGATGACGCCAATCTTGAGTAGTCATGATGACTACCAGTGTACGAGGACGCAATTTCATACACTAATTTATCCAATTCTTTAGTTGTGATATAACCCTCAGTTGGTACTGAAGTTATCACTTTAATAAAAATCTCATCAGAATTAACATTAAGACCTTTTGAAGCTCTTTTAACCCTGTTGTAAATCTTTTGAGGGTTAAAAGACACTTTCTCGCCCCCTCTTTTTTTAATTTTTAATGACATCATATTAATTATAATATTTTATTAAAACTCATCTGTGAACGTAATTGTTTCATTCAATTTCGCTTTTTGGTATTCAAGGGTTCTATTTTCAAAGAAGTTTCCTTTAGTTTCAACCGCTATTTGTTCCATAAATTTGAAAGGTTGTTCAACATTAAATTCTTTACTACAACCTAACTTATATAATAAACCATCTACTACAAATTCTAAATATTGTTTCATTAAGTTTTGGTTCATACCAATTAATGAAACAGGTAATGATTCAGTAATAAATTCTTTTTCAATTTCCAAAGCCGAAAGTAAAATTTCTTTAATACGTTTTTCACTTGGTTTATCTTCAATATGGTTGTTCAATATGTGAATCGCAAAATCACAGTGAAGATTTTCATCCTTAAAAATTAAGGAGTTAGCATCACATAAACCTTGCATAATCCCTCTTGTTTTCAACCAAAAGATTGAACAGAATGAACCTGAAAAAAATATTCCCTCAACAGCCGCAAACGCTATTAATCGTTCTTGAAAAGATGCGTTTTCAATCCAATCTAAAGCCCATTTAGCTTTCTTTTGAACGGCCGGTAATCTGTCAATTGCGTGAAAACAATCATCTTTTTCCTTAGAGTCTGTGATATAAGTATCAATCAGTAAAGAATAAGTTAATGAGTGTTCATTTTCCATCGCAATCTGAAAACCATAGAAGAATTTAGCTTCAGGGTACTGAACCTCTCTTGAGAAGTTCTCAGCAATATTTTCGTTCACAATTCCGTCCGATGCCGCAAAAAATGCTAAGATATTTTTTATAAAATATTTTTCATTATCTGACAAATTTTCCCAATCTCGGATATCATCACTTAAATCAAATTCTTCAGCTGTCCAAAACGCCGCTTTGTGGTCTTTATAAAATTGCCATATATCGTGGTGTTGTATTGGGAATACCACAAATCTATCAGGGTTTGGTTTTAAAATGTTTTCCATATTATTCAGGTTTTTCTTTTTTATCTTTATTATCGTCACTTTTTTGATTTAATTTACGTTTCTCCATCAAATCTTTAATTCTCTGTCTATTTTGCTCTTCTTTTTGTTCTTCAAGACCTAAAAATGTCACTGATGATTCTGTATCAATTTCTAACATTCCGTTATCAAATTTACAGTTCTCAAATACAACCCCATCATCACCAATACGTGATTTAGTGATAGCGATTGTTGCCAATTTCATTTCTTTTTGTTGTAATGTCTTAGCAACCGAGATAATAACGTGTCCTACTTGAGCTTTCTTAATTGAACCACCCATTTGGTCAGTAGTTACAACCTCAGATGAAATTGAACTTCTATTACCTTGAGTTGCTGTCCAACCAACTAAATCAAGTTCATGACACATAGCTTCAAAAGACCTCATCACAGACCCCTCAGATTTCCATTCATCACTATGTTGTCTATCCGGTAATACACAGTCAATGTAATCCAAGAGAACCATATCCACTTTATTACCATCAGCAATCATTTTTCTGATTTGGTTTTTTATTTGGGACATTGATATAGTATCCGAAGGTAATTTTGTTAGGATTAATTGGTTCTCCATTTTTTCCTTAATTTCCTTAACCTTAATCATTACCTCATCTTTTCTACCCGATAATTCATCAGGGTGAACTTTAGTCCACAAAGTTATGTGTTTTCTTTGAATAATCTTAGGATTATCTTCAAAAAATATTTGAAGAACATTATACCCTAAATTAAATGCGTTATTAGCAATTTTAGTTAATAACGTAGATTTACCCACACCTGTTGGTGCTAAGACAACACCAATTTCACCTTTAGCCAAACCACCTTTTAATAAACGGTCAATACCAGGAATACCCATTGGTACAGGATGTCTATAATCCTCGTTTAAAACCGAATCTAAATCAGAAAACACGTCTGACATTCCACTTTCTCTTTGACCTACTTGTAAAGCATCTCTAACTAACTGTTCAACTTTATCATAGTTTTCAAATTCACCCCCATCAATAATTTTTTGAGCCTTGTTCATAACCTTTTGAAGTTCTTGTTGTTTACAAAACTTCATCGCTTTATCCTGAACAAAATCCCCACCTTCAATTGGTGATTCTTTGATTTTTTTAATGGTATCAATAACCATTTTTGATGCCAGTTCTTGTTGTAATTCAGATTTCGTAATCTGTTCTAACGTATCATACGTTGGCGTGTGCTCGTATTTTACGTAATACTCTTTAATCATCTGCATGATTAATTTAAAGTATTTGTTTTCAAAGTAATTAACCTCAATAACGTCAATAATAGACCTGGCAAATTCCTTATCCATTATTATTTGGTTTAATAACTGTAGCTGAAAACTACTCCCTAAATAATCAAAATTTTTCTTAGAACTCATATGTTTTTATATTGTATTAATCATAAATATTAAACCTCAAGTGGAACTCCAAGATATTCGTATGTTAAATTTTTAGATGAAAAAATGTCAGTCAAAGACATAAGTAAATTTTTTAGGTGTGGGCGTACATCCACAGTGTATCTTATCTTCGGAGGGTAGATTTTAGCGTCAAACTCTCTATGACAAATTGTCATGTCTCCCTCTTTAATATAGATACTAAATGACTCAGGCCCATCGGTATATGACGTTTCAAGTAATGATGGGTTGTTCATAATTTCATACATGTTATCCAACATATATGATGCTGTTTTCATCTTTAATTCTCTCTCCAAATCAATCTTGAAATCTTTAATTAGATTATACAAATCCGTTGAACTTTTCGCTTTCGGGTTATAATCTTTAATGTTGAAAAGTCGTTGAACAATAATGTTATTATTCACTTTCATCAAAAATTCCAATTTTGTTGCTGTTTGTTCTTTCATACTTTTAATTTTTAAACTTTCTTTTTTCTTTTCTTGCCAATTTTAAATAGGGTGTCAAGAATTTTACCCATTCATTATCTCTTTTAGGTAGGTATTTAAATAATCCATCTTCCATCATCATTTTCATCAGATTCTTATACCCCCTACCTTCAGGGTCTAAAGTTTCTGTGTAATAAAGTTCTACAATTTCTTTTCCATCATCATTAATTAAAGGGTTAGACAAATCAACTATTTTTTCATTTATAACAAAAAACTCATCACCAAATATACCATTTTTTGTTTTACCGGTCAATAAATTTTTAAGGGTCGTGTTTTCTTTATCCTCTTTTAACATTAACTCCGCCTTTGTTAAAATATCGGAAACAGAAACTTCTTTATCAAGTATCTCAGGAAATAACTTGATAAATGTTTTTTCACCAAGATAATAAATACCATCAATATTGTCAGATTTATCACCTGATAGTATTTTATAGGTCGTTATGTTCTGATGAGGTATCTCAATACCATCAATTTTGATTTTATCCCCATTCTTATACACTTTCTTTTGTGATGGGGAATAGACACTCACTTTATCAGAAATAAGTTGTGTGAGGTCTTTATCATCTGAGAATATCATTTTTTCTTCGTTAGGAGATATTTGACAATAATAGGCTATAAGGTCGTCCGCCTCATTATTTGGAATGTCAATTTGTCTAACAAATGTTTCCTCTAAATATTGTTTGATTCTTTGTCGTTGTTGATGATAAGATTCTTCGTTAAAGTTTTTATTAACTCTACGATTTTCTTTGTACTGGGGGTATAGTAGCTTACGAGATGATGAGTTATCCTCACCATCCCAAATTGCCACTACTTTATCAAAATTATGTTCTTCAATAAATCTTCTAATGGTATTTAAAAAGTGCCAAATTCCTCCCACATGTCTTCCTTCATGGTAAAAATCTTTAACTCCGTGAAAACCTATTTTAAATAAATTTGAACTATCAATTAGTAATGTTTTAGTCATTAATCTGTGAATTTACAGGTTCTACAATCTTGTTACTTTTTTGTTTTTTAATTCTTTCTAAAAATTTTTCTTTATATCTCTCAATCCAAACTATCTCACCACTTTCATATAAATTAAAAATCTCATCATCTGTTAATTTTTTAACATCTCTTAATTTATAAATTAAACCCCTTCTTTCACAAAATTTTTCAGCTTCAATTTTTTTCTTAGACACAATTTCCGTAAACCAAAGTTTTCTTGGTTTACACTCAACCATATATTTGTCGTTTATAATAAAATCAGGAAAATAATTTTTCGTCTTACCTTTGTGTTCAAAAGTAATTTTATACTCTTTTGACTCACCTGTTTTCCAATTTAAATTATATTTTTCAATAACATTTATTACATAACTTAATTCTATTAAACTTCTAAAATACCATCCTTTATACCATCCTGACCAACCATTACCTGAACCAAACGGGGGAGTTTTACCAAACCAATAACATTTTTCACCTCTATTATTTTCTGACTGTTTTTTTTTATATTCTAAAAGTTTTTCATCAGCGATTTCTTTACCATATTTTTCAACCCATATCTTATAGAATGAATTATTTCTCATAGGTGAATTTTTTTTCATCCATTCACTTAAAATTTGACGGTGTTCAATAGACTTTATTTTTTCATAATATTCACTTCTTTTTTCACTGTTCTTAGAAGTTTCAATCATTTTATCCATTGATTCCTTAGTGTGTTTTCTATTATAAAAAGGATTTTTACTCCCTATTTTAAGACATGATGAACACACACCAGGGGTTTTATTTCTTTTTAACCCCGTACTATAAACCATTCTTTTAGAATATTTAATTATTTCCCCACATTCTTCACAATTAATATAACAAGGTGTCTGATGACCTATAGCTTCTTCACATTTACACATATATTATAAATACGTATAAATCCCGAAAAAGAATGTCCAATTAACAATTTTATTGTTATTCAACAAAGTCAACACCTAAATCAACACTTTCGGTCTCAGTTAATTCAAAATTTCCACTACCCAGTTTTTGAGACCAATAATCAGAAAATTCTTTTTTGTATTTGTCTAAAGCCTCTTTAGTATCCGCAATATATCCGTTATGAACCGCAATTATTTTAGAATCTTTATATCCCAATCCATTTACGTGATTTTTTAATATGGAGATTTTAGTTCTAACGGCAAAAGATACTTTTCTACCATTTTTAGTTGCTTCAATATGATTAACACCGGAACTTTTTTGGTTACCAAATAAAAACACTAACGAAGATGATAAAAATAACGCCTGCCCACCTTTTGGCATCACTGAAGGTTGTCCAAATGGGTTCTCAGGCAACTGAACCCAAACTTGGTTCACCACGACCATTGTATTATAATAAGGATAGTCCTCTTTTTTTGATTTCGTAATTCTTGAATGTAGACCTCTACCAATTTTATCAGCCAATACTCGGGAATCGTGCATTGTACCACCCGCTCCGTCGTAAGTTTGTTTACAAGGTATTGAACCGATTGAATCAACACAAAATAAAATACTATAAGGTATATCTCCCTTTTCTTGAGCATCCAATATTTCATTCATGAAATCAGTTATTTGTTCAATATATTCAAATGAATCATTAAAAATGAATTGACCTTCCCATTCACCATCTTCATTCTTCTCCGCTTGTACCCCCAACTCAACAGCATGGTCCCATGACCACTTGCGTTCCGTAATAATAAACACTGGTAGGTGACCTTTTTGTTGAGCATCCGCGGCTGCTAATATCATTGCAGTTGTTTTTGATGAATTACTGTGCCCGATATTAAGATTTATCCCCCCCATAACAGGACCTGGTAATCCGCAAGCATCCATGAATGCTTCACCACAATTATAAAAACTCTCAGGTTTATATTTAGTTTTCGTTGAGAATTTACTTTTAACATCGTTAAAATTAAACTCTTTCTTTTTTATTGCCATATTTTTTTTAGTTTTAATAAAAGATAAAAAAAGGTAGTGATTTTGTCAATCACTACCTATGTAATATTTAAATTAGAATGGAAGGTCTTCTTCAGGTTCGTCATTCGCTTGAGAATCAACTAAAACTTCTGTTTTAGCTTTTGATGCACCTCCGAATGTTTCTTCAGATACTTCAGTATCACCGTAAGTGTACTTACCTAAATTAGTATCCCATTTTGGTGTTTGACCATTAGCGATTGCCTCTAAGTACTCAACAGGTTTCTTAGAATAAACGTCTCTCCAAGTTAATGGGTCGTTTACCCATGTGTTAGCAGTTTCTTTATCCTCGTGAACAGGTGCTGGGTCATCGTACATAACTGTTTGGATAACAGTGTATTCTTTCCCTTTTGGTGTCTTAGCTTTAGTTAATTCAAGGATAATGTCTCTACCGTTATCAGGGTCAGTGATATCACCTTTAGCTCTCCAAATAGGGATGATTTTGTCTAACACACCTTCATTTTTGTAGTTGTGTTTAAAACGCCAGAACTTAACACCATCTTCAGGTCTGTCTCGGTCAATAACTTTAACGATATAAAATTTACGAGCTCTATAATCAGCCGCTAATTTTTTATCGCTTTCTTTACCTGTTGACATCAACTCTTCATAAACTTCAGATAGGGGTGAACGCTCATTGTCGTTTTTACTTGGGTCAAATAATTTAATATATTGCCCGTCCACTTGTATTTCGTGGAACCACGCTTCAACGAATGGTGAACCACCATCAGTTGCTGGTAAAATTCTCAGTCTTTTTTGACCTTGTTTTTCATTTTTTTCTAAGATAGCTGCGAAGTATCTTTTCATTCTGTCTTCTTGAGACATTTTTGGGGTAAAATTACCCGTTTGTTGTGCCTTCTCGTACTGAGATAACACCGCGTCTAAACTGTTTGTCGCCATATATGTTAATTTAAATTGTTTACTAAATTATAATCTAAAAATTCTTGTCAGTCAATTCTGTCAGTAAAAAAAAACGGACCTAAACCCGTTTTTTTTCTTTATTGTATTCTTTTAAAATTATCAGGTTGTTTCCCATCCTCAAAACTTCTAAAAGATTTTCTCACATCACTTGGTGAATAATCTTCAACGTCGTCTTGAGTTAAAATATACTCATCTCTACCCTGTTTGTCAAATTTTTCTTCATTATCTTGGAAATAAGTACTCAACTTTTGGTTGAATGGTCCTGAATCTAAACTTCTTAACTCCATTTTTTCTTCAGGCGATTTTGTTCTGTACTTCTCAACTTTTGCTTCCAAGTCATTTAACTTATTAACGATATTATCCATTTCACCTAACTTATCCTCAAGATTTGTTAATTGACCAAATAATTGTTCAAAATATTCTTCTTGTTTTTTCTCAACATTTTTTTGAGATTTAACTAAGTCAGTTATTTCTAATTCGTTGTTATCTTTTTCTTTGTCATCAAGTTTTTCAACATCAGGGTCTGAAGAAACATCAATTGGTTCAGCAATTGGTTCAGGTGTCGCTTCAGGGGATGCTGGAGCTCCAGGTAATGCTGCAGCATCAGGTTGTGGTAATTCACCACCTACAGGTGCACCCATATCAGGTGGTAACGCTCCCGCAGCATCAGCTGGTGGTGGGGGTAATTCAGCACCCGCGTCTTGTTCAGTTATATATCTATTAATTGAGTTATATCTTTTTAACTCATTTAAAATTTTAACATCTATTCTCATGTTCTTATCCATTTAACAATTGTTTAACTCCGTTATGTGTTTCTACCTGAACTCGTCTGTTTTTATTGATAGTGTTATCAACTCTTTCAATTAAACCGTCTTTCATTCTAATAGTATAACAATCGCCAGTATCTAAATCACAAACTTGTTTAGTACCGTTACCCATGTCTTTTTCCGTTGTTTTAGTATTCTTACCTAAGTAATTATCTAATATTAGTTTAGTATTCATAATATATCTTTCTATATAAATATCATCATTTTTTAATTTGTTGCATTAAATACGTCAATTGATTTTTGAACCTTATTCTCCAAATTTTTCAATTTAGTTTTATCATAACTATCATAAACATTTATACTCTTCATTGTTGGTCCATTAATTGTTAAGTTATTAATAATTAAAAACTTAGCGATAGATGATGCCGTCACTTCAACACCACTCATTCTATCTTTAAATCTTGCAACTACAAATTTTAAATGGTTATATAAATCGTTAAATATTGCATATGGTAGTGTTGTACTATCATTTGCCGATGTAAGACAATAAAATTGTTTATTATTATCAAAGAATTTACTTGCATATCCCCATTTTCCACCTGATAATGTTACACCAGCATAATTATTTTCATATGCCGTCATTTTAAGGTCTCCATTTGCAGATTCAACGTATAACGCCGCAAACACAACATACTGTAAATTACTTTCATTAATATTATCAGATGATATCACATTTCTAAGGTCATGTTTAACTTTACTAAAAGTTGAATTATTTATTGTTGGAGTAATGTCATGATAGGTATCATAAGGTGAAACTGGTTTACATGATTGAGGTTGTGTTAATTCTTTATCACCACCACTAATAGCTTGTATTTTTTCTTGTTGTGATTTAGCCGTTCCATCAGCATTTTTAGTTGATTTTTCTTTAGCAATCCTATCCTTCTTGTTATTTTCAATAACACTTTTCAATAAGTTTGTTCTCAATGTCTGAATATAACCATCAATCTTAGGTAATGACGCTGTTGGTTGTCGTATACCCGTTATTATCGTTTCAAATGAACCTTGAGTTATTGAATGACTAACCGTTTGAATCATATATGGACCATTAAACATTGGAACATACCTTAAATTGAAATACATCGTTGGTTGTATTAACGCATTACCCATCATTGATACGGTACACGTATAACTTCTATTTTTATATAAATTATACAAGGATAAACTTTGCGTACTACCACCTCTATTACCGGCCTGATTCGCCGTTTGGTTAAGTACCTCCAAAGATTCCACCGTTGATGAACTATTTTTTTGGTCAACCATAAACCCATAAAACATTGATTGATTTTGAGGACCGATATCCACATTAAACCCAACAACTTTATTAGACTTATCCCAATCTTTTTTACCTACTTGATTTTCAACTAATGGATTGTCAACACGTCTTAAATCAAACGCATCATTTCTATATCTATAATCAACATTGTCTTTCAAATCTAATTGTTCGGAATTTTTATTCGCATAATAACAAACCATTTTAGGACCCGATTCTCTATAATCAACATTCATAAATGTACCAAATAAAGTATTGGCAAATTCTAAACTACCTTCAGGTTTTGGTTTAGGGTTTTTACTCACATCTTGCACATTATAAAAATTCACATATGATGGTAAATTATGTACCACAAAATTGTTTTCTTGTAATAAAGTTTGTATGAAAACTAACATACTAACTTTAGGTGAATCTAAGATATTTTGTAATCTATTTTTTAATTTATAAACATCAACCAAAACTTTATCACCAATATTTCTACTAGCTCTATCTAATAACAACACATCTTCAAATAATGTTTTAACTTTAAAATCATTACCCGATATCCATTTATCATTTAATGATTTGAACGACTCCCAAAGTTCTATCTTTGTTTGAGGACCTTCCAAATCAGATGCGATTTGATTCTCAGGACTATTATTAACATTTGGTAACTTTTTATTTAAAGTTATCATAACGTTATTAAACACTTTATCCTGAAAAGAATCAATTTCTCTAATATATTGAGTCATTGATGTTAAAAACTTAACACTATTATACGTGTTATCTTTTAATTTTGCCGTAGCATATATTTTGATTAAAGGCGCGAAATTTTTAATATTAAGAACATCAAATGAAACATTATTATCTATAAAGAAATCTGTAATATAAGAACCATTATTATCATAAACTAATTTATCAATCGTGGAGAACCCAACATAAGTTTTAAGTGCTTTCCATTCATCAGGATAAGTTGTTATAGACGTTGCCAAAGTTGTATTTGGGGGTAAAGCGTTTGGCGTTTGAATCGTATAATTACCAAATGTATATGGGTCAACGATACTTAAATTTGAAAACGTGTAAAAAAGTTTTTTATCATAACTACTTGGATTACCGTATTTAATTAATTTATTGTAATTTAAAAAATTAGTAATATATAGGTTAAAATTTTTAACTTGTTCGTCTTGCATTTTTAAAACCAACTCATTGGTTGTGTCCCCCGTTGTTTTAGGTATTTTAGCTAAATTCCTCATCATTCCTTGGAAATTACGTAAGTAATCACCATCAAGTGAATCATAAATAGATTTTGAATAATTTAAAAACTCAGTTTCAAACATATCAAGAACCTCTTTTTCAAACACACTAAACATTTCCTCAATCTCACTATATTGGTCACCTTTCCCATTAATTGAAAAATTTTCTTGTCCTGATTGACCTGAAAAAATTTCTTTTAAATATTGTGATGGACTTGGTTTAACAAGTTTATTTATATCAAAATAACCATAGTTTGGTGCCGCCCAAAATGACCTTACCGAACCATCATATACTGCGGTATTACCCGTAATTTCAATACTTTGAGTACCATCAGGTTTAAAACACTCATTTTCTGTTTGATTCAATATTGAACCTTCAGATGGCATTAAGAAAAAACTTTTATCGTCTAACGTTTTAACATGTATTGTCCAAGGAATAACCATTAAATCTCTAGGTGCCGCCACAGTACTATTAAGTAAATTATTACTTTTATTAATAATCGCACTATCAACATAATTTAATGTTAATCCTGAAGTAATTCCTTTTTGAATATCCGATGAGGTATATCCCGAATACAACATAAATCCTTGATAGAAAACGTTAAAATCATTTATTGTTTTAGGGTAAAAACCAACATTTACTAAGGATGACACACTATTAGTTATTGACGTATTTTTTTCTAAGATAATATCATAATTACCCCCATTAATTGTTAATGAATAATCTTTAGCAGGATTATTCGTCACCGGGTCATAATTCTTAACATAACTAAAACCTGACCAAGAAGTTTCTAACATATCAGTCCCCGTTTCAACATATGATTTATATCTATGCCAAATTGAACCATATTTTAATATCCAAGCATATGGTACTCTATGAATAGCACCAAATTTTTTCATCGTAGCAAAAATATAATCTAACTCAGTTGATACCCCTTTACCATCGTCGGTTTTATATTTTTCTCTTAATGTCGCTAAAGGTAAACTATTAATAAACAAATAAGCCGCCGCTTTATATGGATACAAATCTGAGTTTCTAAAGTTATCCACCCCGTTCTGAATAGCATTAACAAAATAAGGAGTATTCAACATTGAAACCGTTTGGTTACTAACAACATTACCACTGTAATTATTATATTTTAAATTACCTTCAGTTAAAAATTGTCTATTAGGTGTTCTATAATCATAGAAATCTTTTAACACTCCATACTTAATACGTGGCCCACCAACACTAATATTAGTACCTAAGAAATTGCTAAACGGTCGTTTATCTAATATGGCATTATCATCACTATTATAATTCGTTATTAATTTTTTAGTGGTATTAAAATTTAATACTTTAGTAGTATTGAATGCGAAACTAGTATTACCTATTTTATCCCCATTACCCATTTTACTTTGTTCCCAAGTTAAACTAGTAAATGGATATAAATCAGTAAATGTGTTCACATTTGATTTTGTTGATGCCGATATATAATCACTCATCTCCTTTTCAGTATTTAGTGAGATTGTGATATCTTTACCCGAAGTCACTTCCATAATTTCAAATGGACTATCGGTAGTATTATTTTTTAAATAAACCGTATTAAAAATACCCCTAATATAATTTTGCCAACTTTGACCAATCCCATCATTAGATATGTGTTTTAATGTTGGTATAATATTTTGTGAATTTAACGCGTAATTTTTTATTTTTAGAATTAAAAATGGATTACTATTAGATAACGATTTTAACACATTATTACTCTCAACATCCGCTATAACTTTAGCCATTATATCTATTTCAGACGTACCATATACCCTACTTAATTTTGTATAGTAAGTATAAATCATTAATCTTTCAAACAATTCATAAAAGAATTTAACTTCCTCTTTATTACCAAATATCTCATTACTTGCGGGATATTCCACAGCATTTAATGTAATTCTTTGTGTTTCAGTTAATTCATTATTACCTTCCGTAGGGTCAGCCGGTGGTGTTGTTCTTTCAACAAATCCTTTAATAAATTCCTCAACAAATTCAATCTCAGGCCATACATCAAATAAAAAACCTTTAGTTTTACTTACCAATTTAGAATCACCAGGATACTGTATTTCATATTTTTCATGACCATCTTCACCCGATGTTGCAACAATATATTGTGGCCAAGGATAAACAGGTATATTAGAATTTACATTAACATCTTTAGTGTCAGGACTAGCATTTGAAATTTCCTTATCAAAGATTGCATCTTTTCTAATCTTATCATCCCTCTTATCCCAAGCTTTAGTGTGAACCTCATCTAATAAACGTAAAAATGCTTCACCATTAGCAAAAATAACCGCTAATACATTTCTAATGGTTGGGGTAAACCCAATACCATTATCCTTACTGACTAATAACTTAGCTAACGCTTCAGTTAATGCAGTTTCAATTTCACCACGGATTACTTTCAAATCTTTAGACATCTTACCCGTTAACTCCATAAAAGTGTTAGGACCTTCAAATTTAAACCATTCTGTTGAAATTATTTTAAAACCAAAAATTTTATCGTCAGACTTATCAAAGATTCCAGCTTTAATTAATTCATTTTTTAAATTAAGTTTATCATCCTCAGTAGGTTCGTTATTAAGTTTTTTGTATTGTTTATAAATTTTACCAAAATCAACTTGGTCAGGTATTACATTAGTTGCCCTGAATGTATTTTCACTTATACTATTTTTAACCGTACATTTTTTATCAACACCATTAATTTTATAACCACCATTTAAACCAACGGTTATATTATTATTGAGTAATGGATTGTATTTACCAAGAAGTCCACCAAATAATTCAGTTTTAATGTTAGTTCTACTTTGTGGAGTTGAAAATTCTTTTTTATAGGTATAAACTTTAGTCCCATCTTTCAATATTAAAAAGTTGGTTCTATCCATATATTTATCAAACCAAGAACCTTTACCACCAGATAAGTATAAAAACACGTCTTTTTCAAAATCATTTAAAGTTGTTTGATATTTATCCAAATTGTCTAAAGGTGTTAAATTTTCTTTAGTAAAACTATCTAAAGTATTTTTAACAAAGTTTTCAATATTATCCCTCATTTGTACAATAGTTAATTCAGGGAAATCATCAGGTACTAACCCTTTTGATTTATATTCATTGTACATTTCTTTTACTTTTTGATAACCTTTTTCAACTATTTGGTTATCAACATTTGAAAAGTTGCTAGGTCCCCCTTCTTGGGTCTGAACTTTTAATCTTGATTTATACATATGAGGTGTTGCAACAAGGTACCCCATACTAATTTCATTTAAAATAGTATATTTGTATGTATAAAAATTTAAACTAATTTTAAAATTCCCATCACCCGAATCATATCTTGATGAAAAACTTTGTAGCATTAAGGCTAATTTAACAGCTTTACCATAATAACCTTTAATAGTTAAATGGAACAACGGATAAGGTAAATTGAAGAAAGCTGCGTATGGCGAATTATCACCCGCTTCAAACAATGCACGACCTTTAACATCTTCTAATTGGATGTCAACTCGTGGCATAAATGAAAGGTCCTGATTAATATTGATACTTGTCATTCCTAACAATCCATTATCAGTCGCACCTACTTTACCATTAGAATTGGTTGTTTGTCTAATATACCAATCTTCTTTGTTTTTAGGGTTAAAAATTTGTTTTTGTGTTGGTTGGTTAACACCTTTACCATCTAAAGAACCTTGACCAGTTATTTCATTAGTATAGGCATTATCTAATAATCCTTTACCACCAGGATTTAGAAAATTAATTGACGCTAATGAGACTGTTTGGATAGCGTCGCCATTTGCCGACCCTACCGCTAATTTCGTTCTCGGTAATACTCTACACTCTAAGTTAGCGTACATTACCAAATTTTCTTGTTTTACATATCGTTCTTTCACATTACCATCTAAATCAACCACCTTATTCGGGTCAACTATTGTGATATTATTGTAATCAAATTCAACTAAAATATTTTCTATTTTATCTACCATAATATAAGAAGTGGTTATCTAATGCATTTTTATAATCCTGTAAAGAAGCTATTAAAGGAACTGGAATTGTCAAGATAGAACCATCAGGAATATTCCATTCTAATCCTCCATACATAGGATTCGCAACTAAAATTAACCACCCAAAGTATGGGGCACCATAATATTGTTGTGATAAAATATCTAATCTTGATTGTCCAACCTTGTAAATATATCGTTTATCACTAGTTTTAGACGGTAATGTTATGTACGGAACAACCGTTTGTTCACCATTTAAAACAAAATTGTTATATCTATTATAATATTGTCTTCCAGCCATTATAGTTTTATTTTACCATCAAAAATTGTTAATGTTATTTGTCCATAATTAGTAGTACCATAAATATTTTTAAGGGTCTGTTCTTGTGTCGCTTGTGTTGCAGTGTTTTTAACCGTAGTATAATTCATTCGTCTTGTCTTACCTTTAGGATACATTAATTCCGTTATGTCAGTAGTATATTTAGTATATTTTTTATTTTTCTTAAAATTAGTGATAAGTTTTTCTTCATCTTTTAACTCTTTTCTATAATCATCAGATAAATCATCACACTTTTTATTAAAAAACTTTCTAATTTTTTTATTCGCATCATTAGTTAATGGTCCCGAAATAACAAAATCTTTAAACCCTTGTAATTTATTAGAATCACTTAAAACTCTAGCCATAACCATAAAAAACAATACATCTTCAATTTTACTATTTAATGGTTCAAATGGTTTTGCATCATCTTTCTTATATTCAACTATTAATTTTTCATCATTTAATAATTTGTTGAATGATTTTAAACCATCAGGTAATTTCCCATAATCTTTTTCAAATTCGGTAAATGTGTCTGAAGCATTACTTGTACTAGCAACATCACCAGCTTTTACTGAACCTGTAATATTATAAACTTTAGGAGTTAACCCATCAACAATTTTACCATCAGTTTTAGTACTCAATAAATTAAGTTGTCTAATTAAACCGATTAAATCATTTTGTTGTGATGTCATATCACTAATAATAGTTGATAAACCAGAATTATAATCACTAATCATGTTATTCACATATTGTTCCATATTTTGTCTTAATATTTTCATACCAACCGTTCCATCCGATTTATCAACATTTTTTATAATATAAGCAATTATTGGGTTAAGTTCCCCCGTTTTAATACTAACAATAACTTTTTCAAATAATGTTTTAGTTAATTCATTAACATCAGGTTTACCATAGATAATATTAGTATTCATTTTACCACCAATAGTACCATCCGTATAATCACGAGTACCAATATTATTCATCAATTGTAAAGTACCATAATTATATTGTAAGATAACTTTCTCCATTTGATTAGGTATATTTGTATAATAATTTTTAGACACATCAATTAAGGTATCCATAACTTTACCATAAATAATTTCACCCGTTTGTCCACCTTCAACGGGGTTTTCAGTTTTTATTTCACCAATAGTATTACCACCTTTATTAGGTTGTTGGTTATTAACGGTTTCATTTTTACTGTTATCAGAATTCGCAACTATCTCATCAAATACTTTTTTATCTAACGCTTCAGTATCTTCAGTCCAAGTTGCTCTTTCATCATATATCTCAGTATTTGCATAATAATTGAAGGACAATGCATTTTGTAATTGGTCAACAGGACCTTTTAATCCCATACCACCAATTATGTTAAACCCTAAACTAACCTCAACTATCATTGGTTGAACACCAATACCTTCAGGGTTCATATCAAATAATATAGGGTCATATGAAAAACTAAGACTATTCGGTATAATTTTAGTATTATAAAAATCACCAATTCTAAGTACTAAGACAGGTGCTGAACCAAATGATGTATTTGTTGCATCATTATAAACTGGTTTACCATCAGGACCTATCACAGGAATTGTATCACCAGGTCTAACACATTGATTTAAAAATGTTATACGAGAATTTAACCCTTCAGGTGTCATTGAGTGAAACGCTGGATTGAAGTATTTGATTTTTTCTTTTAATGAACTATAAATCATTGGGTCATTCTCCTTAATCATTTCAAAATAATCACACTCCGATAATAACACTCTCAATACTTTTTTACTTAAACCTTTTTTTAATTTTTCACTAACACTAACTGTTGGTTGTGGCTCAATTGGTTTAACATCAATATCAATAGTTGTAGGTTTTTCTTCAACTTTAGGTGGTTCTGGTGGTGGCATAGGTGTTGCCGTAATATTTTGTATGTTAACACGTCTACACGCCATCGCACTTAATGCAAATGTTTGAGACACACCATTACTAACACCATTACTTCCCGATATATCAACATGACAATCTATAGATTCACCCGAACCCCCACCACCTTTTGGTGCTATCACGGTTTCAATTTCACCTTTAGCGGTCGCCGAAACAACTTTAAATTGTTCTTTACCCGCAACCATAAATTCACCTAAGTTAGCATCACCTATTTTAGTATTTTTAAAAAACTCTTTAACCGAATTAATTCTTCGTTCAGATAACGATTTATTATAATCTACCGAAGCAACAGCCGATGCCGAACCAATCATGGTTACGGTAATAGATTTTAACTTTTTACTTTTAAGTAAATTATATGCTTCGACAATAAACCCATCAGTTTTTGTAATTGTTTCATAATTACTTTTAATTAAATTAAAAAAAGAGTCAGTATTACGATTTATATTACCAACAGCAAATGTTACTGATGATTTATCAAAATATTTTTTAATATTACTATCACTAGTATATGCATCATAAGTTGATTTATAATCAGTTCCCGAAGTTTTAGGTATATCATTTTCAAAGTAAAAAGAAAAATCTTTATACTTATTTTCAAAATCTTTTGCCGAAGTATCCGAAGTTGTTACCGTCTTTTGTGGGTCACCAGTACTAGCGGTACTACCACCCGTACTCGTATTTTCCGCAGGTATAGACTGTTTTAACACAGACAACTCTTCAGGAGTTAACCTTGGGTTATTTAATGTATCTTGTATTTGTTGTAATTCATTAACAGGTATTTTTGGGTATTTAGCTGCTAAAGTATATAAATCAAATTTAGCACACCCCGCAAAAAATGATTCTAATATAGAATTTGCTCTATCTGAACTAGCATCTTTTAATTGGTAATTAACTATCGTATTTAAAATTGAAGGATGGTCAACAATAATTTTCCAACTTAATTGACCACTTCTACTTGTTTGTTTGTAAGTATATATTGGTTCAGGTCTACCAATGAAATTAGTCGGATTCCAATCCGCTTGACTTGAATCACTAAACTTAATATCATATGGTGGAAACCACATAACACGTCCACCATTAGAACCTCTTTCACATACCGGTAAATCACTTACTCGGAATCCTTCACGACCAGAATTTCTCCAAGCTAAATTCTCAATTGAGAACATATATTTTTTAGCATAACCACCGTCATCATTCCATCCTGACCCTTTAACAATATTTGTTGACCCAGGATTTTTTAATGGTGCAATATTAAGGTTATAAGTATTATCTAATACTGAATTATTAAATCGTCGTCCTGATGTTGTAATACCATCAGTTTTTTGTAAATCGGCGTAAGTATAATATGGTATATCTTTAGCAAATACCCTACAATATTCAATACCAGCTTGAGCACCCGTTGTGTTATCACTATATGATACAACTTGAGACCCTTTAGTCATTTCTTTATACCCATCATTAAACACTTTGGACACTTGATTAATAGCATTACCAACATGTTTTAATCTATTAGGACCAGTAACGTTATCTGCAGAATTAACTAACTTTTGAGTATTATCAAGTATTGAATTAGGTTTTAATTTTAAATTAGTTGATTCTGAACTTTGATATTTAGAACTAATAATATTAAATTGACCATCTTTACTACCTGTTCCACCACCAACTGTTGGTTTAAAACCAGCATTACCTTTATACTTAGGTGATGTCCAAACAAAATCACCATCAATACTTTTACCGTTCCCACCTAAACCAAATTTTAAAGAACCAATATTACCTTCGTATAATTTAGAAATTTCATCAGGACCATAAACAGGTGCTAACACTTGTTGACCCATAGAGTTAACAGGTATTTGATTTGCCGGTGAAACTATTTGTGAGGGGTCAGAATTTGGACTACCAATATAAAAACTACTAACAACAGTTCCATTTGGGTTTATATCATTTTTAACACCATTAACTAATCCTGTAACCCCACCAATTTCCGAGTCATAATTAGGTTTATATCTATTATAATATAAATTCGCAAATAATGCGGATTTTTGACCATTACCCGTGTTAGCTAAAAATATTTGTGATGGATTTCGTTTTAGATTTAAAATTGGCCCAAGTAATCCTCCTGTTAATTGATTTACAGTACTTAATGCTCCCGCAGTTTGTGATGTTGGTAAACCATTATTTACGTTTTCATCAAAATAATCACCAGGAATAAACGATACTGGCCAATAAGAACCTGAAATTCTTGTTGCAAAATCAACCGCTGCAAGAATAGGACTCTCAGGAATAGTAATACTCCAATTTCTATAAATTAGAGGTTCTTGTCCAGTTGCAATCAATGTTGCTTGGAATGGGTCTTGTAATGAGTTTAAATTAACAACACCAACTGTATTTTGATAAATTTGAAAATTTATTCTTTCTTCAAATGCTTTCTTTAAAAAAGTTGCGCCTAATTTAGCAATATACGAGTCCTGAGATAATGAACCATCAGAACCTGTAGGATTATTATTTAATAGTATTGAATATGGTGTGTATTTTGACGGTAAAAAACTTTCTAAATATGGTCCTTGATTTGGCGCATTATTTAATACCTGTAAATCATACATATTTAATTTGTACCCCCCATTAGGTCCAAAACCATTAATCACATAATAATTTGTTGGTGATAAAATATTAAGATTATTAGGTGAATCAATCACACTAAAATTACTTAAACCTGTTTCATAATTAATTACCCCACTAGGTGGACTATAAGTACCCGTTACACTATATGGACTTAAATTCTTAACAATTAAGGCATTTCTAAATTTTGTTGTAGACGCAAATGATAATGGACTTGGCATTTATATTATTTTATTATAAATAGATTATTGGGTAGTTTTTAAACTAGTAATCCGTTGTTAGTTACCGTTTCTTTTAATTTTTTGTTTAAGGCTTGTAATGTTTCGGTTTTATTTAAAATTTCCATTACTTTAGTTTCTGACATATTACCTGAATCAATCTTAATTGTTAATGTAATATCGTGTGTATTTTTATTTTCACTAACCGTACCATTTGTTTGAGTATTCATAGGTTGATTCAACATATTTAATTTCTCCAAAAATTCGGGACCTTTCGTCATTGAAATGAAAGAATCTTCAGGTAAAAATTGTATTTCTTGCCCAGGTATTTTAAGAGTGTCTTGACCTATTTTGTGTGTTGTTTCAGTTTCCCCTTCCTTACCATCAGTTTTACCATTAGAAAAATCAAAAAATCCTGATAATTCTGTTTTTGCTTTTTCTAACGTACCAACAAAAGATGTATCAATATATTTACCTAAGTCTGTAAATGTTTCACTTAATTTTCCCATATTAACATTACCCGACTCAAAGGAATCTAATAAACCTTTAGTAGTAATATCAATTTGTTCTCTAAGTTGAGTTGTTGTCGTTCCGGCCTTTTTATCGTCAAATATATTTGACAATTTTTGTGACCCTTCTTTAGTTTTTTTCAGAACCTTACTTGCGGCTTTTGAACCGGCTAACGCATATCCAGGTTTTTCAGAGATAGTTTTTAAACTAGCTGCCATTGTTTGTAATACACTTAATTGGTCTTCTGCTAATTTTGTAATGTCTTTAGGTTTTTGAGATTCAAAAAATGCCGTTTTCTGTTCGTCATTCATCGCACTCATTTCCATCATCGCCTCTTCCATACTCATCGTCTTACTACCTTCATCAGTTTTCATGGTAATTTTATATTCACCATCTTTACCCATTTCAGACATATTAGCTATCATTGTCTTTTCCTCTTCGGTAAAGTTTCCAGTGAATCTAATTTTTGACATTTTATCATTAAGTTCAGCACTACTTAACGCCATTTTAGCCAATGTACCTTGAGTCATACCCATAGCCTTTTCAACCTCCTCCATTTGTCGTTTAGCACCAGGTAGAATTTCAAATTGACCCTTTTCATTTAATGTTGCAAATTGTTTTGACATTTCAACAATTTGATTTTGTAATTCAGCTGGGTCATTTTGAGCTAAATCCATTAAACGAAGTGGGTCTAATAAATCAGATTGCGCAATACCTAATCTTTGTAATGATGCCGCCATTTCAATTGCTGATTCAGGATTGAATGCCTTATCCATAGTATTTCCAATATCTCTAATGCTAACCCTCATATTAATAGCTTGTGCCGCCATTTTAGCAAGACCGTCAACACCCCCTTGGAATGTATACTTATTCATAAGGTCAAGATTTGATGCAACTTCAGCACCAACTTTTTGAGCACTAACACCAATTTCTCTGGCCCTATCCATAATTTTTTGGATTTCACCACTAGATTGATATAAAGATATACCAACATCTTTTAAATCGGTAATTAATGAATCGGCCATTGGCCCCATCACTTCTTGGGCTGCAAATAAATCCTTATAAGCTTCACTAGATACTACTAAATTACGTCCAAAAGAATCGGAAACTTGGTTCTGTATTTTAAGGATAGCGTCAAATCCGCCACCTAATTTAGTAACTTCAACAACCGCATCAGACATACTGATTTTTAAGTTATCTATTTGGTCTCTACCTTGACCAAATTTTTTGATAACACCAGTTGTTTTTTCATCAACATCTTCAATAATTTTACTAATTTGTCTATAATCAATTGCGTCAGTAAATGCTTTACCTAAACTTTCACCAATATTACTTAAACCATCAGATATATTTTTTGTAGTTTTACCAATACCATCAGCACCCTCTGTTCCTGCCATAATTTATCAATATTATATAATAATAAATACCCCAAAGAATATTTTACTAATCCTTTGGGGTATTATCTTCAATGATTTTATTAATCAGATATTTTCTTATATAGGTCGGGATATTTAGATAATCGGGATACGACATTCTTAAAAATCTCGCCAAAATATAAAATTCATCTATTAAATATTTCACATAATTAGAAGAAAGGGCGAAAAAACTCAGCCCCAAAGGAAACATCAAATGTTACCAATTCTCCTGACGGGGCGATTACGTTTCTCTTTAAATCCAAAGACGGTTGATTGTCACTAATAAATTTTCTTATATATTTTGAATCCATAATTGGTAATGAATCAACAAATTTTGATATATATCCTCTATCAGTATTACCATCAACAGACACTATTATCTTATTTAATCTCCAAGTTATTTTTGGTGCTACCATTCCAGCTGGATATTCTTCAGATTGTCTATCCAATTCAACTATTTCACTAAATGTTAAAGGTTTTAATTGAACCGTTAACTCACTTTTAGGTAATTTAGTTGTAAACAGACCATTTTCATCTGGTTTATGTTCACTTTGTTTAATATTTAAAGATTCCAAATATTCAGTATGTGAAAAATACTTGTTGGTAGCAGGGTCTAATAATTGAACACCATATTCAGGACCAAATGACGTATTTCTCAAAAATATTAAAATTGCTTCAACATCACCTTCTAATAATTCGTCAGGTCTTAAATCAGGTTCATAAATTTTATTTCTTAATAAACCAATAACAATATTTTCTTTAGAACTTCTATTAGAGTTCAATAAATAATTTTCATCATTCGCTGTTAAATAACCTACTTTAACCGATTTCTTTTTAGATTTATAATAAATCCCACCACTAGGTAATATTACAACATCGTGAGGTAAATTAAAATTTTCTTGACCAGCTTGCATTAAACTTTGTTCCATATTGTTTACTTTTATTCTAAATATAATTGGTATCAGTTTTTAATAAACACAAAAAATCCACGCAAACCAAATTACGTGGATTAATATTATTTGAAAATGATATTAGTAAATCAATACACATCTATCAGGACGTAGAGTTGCATTAATCTCAGCAACACCATCCGTACTATATCCTAAAGAACCAAAGTCAATATCGGATAACCAAGCACCTTGAAGTAACCATTTTTCAATAACTACACCTGTTGGGTCCAACATTTCTAAGTAAACATCTTTTTTATAACCTGCGGCATATCCCATACGTCCAGTAACTGATTCAGCACATAAACGAACCCATTCCATTAAAGCTTGTGATGCTGAAGGACCGATAGGGTCACGGAATTTAACACTGATAGTTCCCCATTCAAATCTACCCGCAACATATGTTGAAGTATTTAAGAAGTCAATTTTAGTTGTACCGATAGTTAATTTAGGTCTAGAAGTTGATTCAACGAACCATTCATTTATCCCTAGTGAAGAATCAAACCTTAATATAAACCTATTTTGTCTTTTCGGTTCATAAGGTAGCGGCATTTTCATTAGTAAATCAGCCATATTTATTTATTTTAATTTTTGTTTATTTTTTTATTATAAATATCACTTGAAATAATTTTTCTATTTACTTCCAGAATTTAAAAAATTACTATTCTAGTATAAAAATTAGTTCTAGTTTATTATTTTAATATTATTTTATTTATTATCTTTATTTAATAAATATATTAATAAGGCTTTTTAGTTCCTCCATGCGTTGAAATTGTTTTAATTATATTTTCTGGGTCATCACCAAAATGTGATTTCACTTTTTCTAAATTTCTTAAATCATCATCCGAGAACCCTATTTGAGGAACAAAATTATTACTTATTTCATTTTTTAAGTAGGCTTTCTTTTTTAAGAATTTTGACATTTCTTTAATATAATTAACAAATTCAGTTAATGCATCAATTTTACCTTGTTCCGGATTAGTTGCAGAACCATTACCATAAGTGACTGGATAAAACTTACATAAATCAAGATACTCCTCAATCATTTCTTTTTTAGACATATTACCATAACCAGCTAAATCACGATATTTTTCTAAATTTTTAACTAATTCATTTGAATTAATACCATTATGATTACTAGCAATAAAATTATAAACGGCTCCTTTAATAACTGACGGTGTATGACCTCTAGCGGTCACAATAGAAAATATTGACCCATTATTAATTGCTTCCACAAAATCAGGCCATGCTGGTCCTAACTTCGCTAGCATAGAATCAATTATAAATTGTTTATCACCTTCTGTAGTGAAATATCTGAAAGGATTTGACGCAAAACCAACTATAGTATGTCCATCATACTCAAATGGTTCTTTACTGTCTAAATTACCTCTATATTTGGCAAAATCTTCAGTACCCATCGGTACTTCATTATCGTTATCATCCTTTAAAATAATTTTGGTTGGCATTTCTAAAATATTATCATCCCAATCAAATGCGTAGTATTTCATGTCAGGTGTTCCTGTTTCATCAAAACCTTCTTTTAAAATTTTAACCTTTCTCATACTTTTAAATATATCGTAAATAAAAAAACCCTCTTTAATCAGAGGGTTTTTATCAATAATTAATTTCAAATTTTAGTGAACCACAATCCCAAATTCTATCATAACCTTTCTCAATCATAATAGACCATTCAGTTTTTTCATTGGAAAATCCTTCTTTAACTAATAAATCTTTTCTAAAATTAAATCTATGATATCTATGTAAATAACAATTATTTTTAATATACCAATAATTTGGTGGTGTTTGATGTACATAAGTAAAACCATTTTTATAATACACGGTATTTTCGGGATTTAGACCTGACCAACGAATATCAGCATAAGTTTCTATTTTTTTAGGGTTAAATGTTTTAACAAAAAATTTCAATAATTTAGAAAAACCACCAACAACGGTTATATTTTTTTTATTACAAAATCTAATTAATTCATATTCGTCAACTGTATTATTTTTGTTACCTAAAACTTTTCTTTTTTTACCAAAAGTCATTAATGACACTAATTCATTATTATAAAATAAACCAAATCTATGTTTATCTATACTGTTACCTTGTAAATGGTTTTCGTTTAAGAATTGTGTTGAAACTTTTTTATTAACTTCATTAATTTGACATTTTCTACCAAATATTAAGTCATTAGTTTTTAACATACTTGATAACCTTGAAAAGACAATATCAGTTTTTAGTATTATTTCATCCTCAAAAAATTGTAATAATTTAACATTTTTTTGATAAGATAATTTCATTTTGTCTAAATGATAATGTCTATCTTTTTCACCGGCATTTTCTGAATGATAATAATTACCATTTATTTCAATACCTAAATTGAATTCTGGTAAGTATAAATCTATTTCTTTACCATCTAAAATTTTTCTATCATTATCAATATGTTTAATATTATTTTTATTTAGATAATCTCTAACAATTTCTTCTAATTTAGAATTTTTAATGATGGGAAAACATTTTCGGCATATCGGTATTTTACCTGAGCCTAATATAGTACTTGAAAATATATTTTCACAAATATTACATTGAAAACTATAAGACATTGAGGTATTACCACTTTTATTAACCGAGTACTCATCAAGTAATGTTAAATTACCTTCACCTAATCGTGGTATTAAATGAGTTAAATGTTTTTCTTTAACAGTATTTTTTAATTTATTAACCATATTATGGTCGTACATTGGATGTTCAACACCATATTTTTCAATAAAATTTTTTTTATAATTTAACTTAAATTCTTTTGTATCAAAAAAACTTTCAGCTCCGTATTTAACCTGTAAACTTTCTTTTGACTTTAATAATCTATTTTTTTTATTATCCTCTTTTTTAGACCATATTAAACGACATTCGTGAGAACACATGGTTTTATTATGTTTTTTTCTTTCAATAAATTCTACACCACATTGTACACAATTTCGTTTTTCTCTAACTGATTCGTCTTTTGGTTTACCCAATAGATTATTTTTTTTAGCATAACCAAAATAACAACTTCTATTACAGAATTTTTTATCTCTGTGTTTATAATCAGTGGTAAATATATTATTACAATTTTGACATTTTAAATCTATTTTCATTGGTAAAATATTAATGATAATTACGAGTACCTCTCTACATATAAATATACGAAAATACATAAAAAAACAAAACCCCCTAAAAAATTAGAGGGTTTTTGTGTAAATAAATCAATTAAATATATTAAATATTTTCAAATGACGCACCTGTTGGTGTGATATAAAAGGTGATATCAATAAATTCTAACGATTTCGTTGGTTTTATGTATATTTTACCTGTCATTTGGTTTCTATCTAAATCGGCAGAATCTGAAGAAACTGTTACACGGAAATCGTATAAACCTCTATCTCTTCGGATACCATCCAATATTGGATTCACAGCATTTAAGAAATCTTGTCTTACTTTTTCATCGTTTTGTTCAAACAACAATCTAACTGAAACCGCTGAAATTAATTTACGAGCTTGTAATAACAATCTTCTTACGTTGATTCTATCAAGAGCAGATTCTTTAATCTGAAGAGTTTTGTTACCCCAAATAACTGTACCAACATCTGAGAAGGTTGCAATTGGGTTAATTCTTCCTTTGTAAAGAACATCTCTATCTTCTTGAGTCAATTTCTTACGAGCTTTGATTGAACTCACGATACCTCTCGTATAACCCGCAGCCGCGAACCAAGGGAACGCTACGTTATCCGTTAACGCTAAGTTTTTAGTGACCTCACCTGTTGGTGGTAAGTAGATTTGTGTGTTATTAACAGTATCTCTTACTAAAATCCATGGGTAATAAGTTGCTGTGTAGTTAGAATCAATTCCTGAAGTCTCCAAATTATCAACCGCTTCTTGTGGGTAAATTAAATCTGTTGGGTCACCTAATGAAGGTGTAAACATGTTATAATCAGGTGTTGTTGTGATATAGACAGAATCCGCTCTATTGAATTCTATCATTTCAATAGCACTACCAACTAAATCTGAGTTATTAACATAATCAATACCAGGTGTTACGAATACATTGATGTTAACCGCTTCAGGATTAGAGAATGTTTGAATTCCTAATAAGTAAGCGTAGTAATCGGTATTTGCGTAATCCACTCTGTTTTGACCAACAGTTATTTGTTTAAATGCACCCCAACCAGTAGCTGTAGGATATTTTAATGTTGGACAAGAACCTTTTAAATAACCAGTTCTACCTAACACATATCTGTCTGAGTTTGTTCTATATTCTCTATATATGTCCCATCCGTCAAAACCACCACCAACTAAGAATGAGAATTTTCTAGCATATAATCTGTAGTATGGATTTGATTCATTGTCAGGGTCTGATGTAAATTCGGCATCACCACAAACGAATTCAGGAGTACCACTCGTTACAAACGAATTTGGTATAGTTATAACACTAGCGTTTTTATCCATATGGAATCCTTTAGTTCTATAAGACCATTCAGGACCTGTTATCGCATCACATAATGATGTATTTGGTATTTGTTTACCTTTATATTGGTAGAAATCAGTATCTATACCAACAGTATTTGAGATACCTAAGTAAGTTCTTCTAACATTATCACCAGGACTTGTTGAAACCGCGTTTGAACCTGTTGATAAACCAAATGGTGGGTCAAAAACAACTTCACCAGGATAATCGTATTTAGATTTAATTAATGGGAACGGTGAACGACTTCCTGCATATTCTCTTGTTGTGTATCCTTGGAATCCACATGGTAATGCGTCAATCGGTGCGTCTTCATTAAGTTCAACCATTACATATTTAGAATTCAATTGGTATTCACCATCAGATGTACCAACTTTTTTACCAATGAAATTGTTATCACCAGGGTTCATATTACAATTAGTAAATTTCTCAATAACAACAGGATTGTTATCCGTATCAAAGAAATCTCTAACTAATACGTCAAATGTTCCGTTGTTAAACGATATATTTGCAATAGAAATTTTTACTTCAGTGTTAGCATCATTACCATCAGAAATGGTGATAAATTTAAACAAGTTAAATACTTTAGAACCTCTCAATTCAGATACAACCCATGGAGATGATGGTGATTGATATTTTTCTAAGTAGAAACCAATTGAACTAGTACTTTCACTTCTTGCAGAATCTAAAGCATTTAACTCACAATTTAAACCTCTAATATAACCTTTTCGGTATGCGTTAATTAACAAAGTTGCATATGATTCCTCAATAAATAATGGAACAGATTCTTTATCTTTACCAAAATTAGATTTACCAAAAACTTTACTAAGATATTTTGAGTCTGAACTAGATAACGAAGTTTCAAAGAATAAATTAGTACCATCAGATTTAGTTACATTTAAACCAAACGTTGAGAATGGGTTTTTAGTAACACCTGAATAACCACCTGTACACACCATTTCAACATCAGTTAATCCTGATACTTCATAAACAGCACCATCGTCGGTACCATAAGTAGCTAAACCTCTTGAACGCATTGTCGCAATAACCAAATCATCGTAATCTGTGTAAGCAGTTCCTGAATACACATAAATTCTACCCATTAACGTACCCGTATAACAATGAACAGGTTTTGCTGTTGTAGTTGTTGTAGTTGTAGTTGGAACAGGTGTAACACAAGGATTAGTTGTTGTGGTAGTTGTTGTTGGTGCTATTGTTGTTGTTGTTATAATAGGTACTAATGTTAAATCAGTAACAATTGACCAAAAAGAATAACCTGAATAAACACTATTACCAACATTATCAAATAATGCATAGTACCAAGAATCATTTTTAGGGGCTGTGTAATCAGCACTTAATGAATCAATACCATCAACATCAAATACGTTAGTTGAACCAGTAAAAGCTGATAACCCAACATATGCTGAATAAGGTATTGTACCATAATAATTAATTGAACTTAATTCTGTTGATGGTTCATTTAAAATATTAAAAATTTGAAGTTTAATGTCAGTATTTAATGTTGAAATACTGTTATCAAAATTTTCATATGGTAAATAAAGTTTAGTTGCAATTTCGTCAGGAAATTGTGTTGGGTCTAAGAACGTGATACCGTCAATACTATTAGTACATCCTGAGAAATCAATTGCAAAATCAATCGTTTTGAAATCAACACATTCAGTTACACAATCAACTGTTGTTGCACTTTCACAATAAAAATCAACCGTTGATTTATCAACGTTTGCTTTAGTTAATATAGACCATGAAGGTCCCGCGTCGTACCCCGATAATCCTAATATTCTAGTCACAAACAATTGATTAGATTGTTGTAAATAAGATTTCGCAATGTAAGACGCTTCATACTTAGGAATTTGTGTATTCACAAATTTTTCAGGTGATGTACCCCCAAAATACGATGTAAACTCATCAAAGTTAGTGATAAAAATAGGTTCAAATGCGGGACCTTTTAAAGTTTCCCCTACTATACCTAATGTAGTAACACCAACACTCTGAGCTACAAAACTCAAATCAACCTCGGATGTATAAACTCCGGGTGATACGAATACTTTACTGTTTGTCGCCATTATTTTTTGGTTTTTTTATTTATTTATTTTATTTTATTGATAAATATTCTGAAAAAAACCAAAGTACTTTACTTCGTATGAAGTATTTATAAATTAGGTAGAATATATTCTGCCTTTTTTCTACTATGGATAATGAAGGTAAAGAGATAAAAAATTTAAAAATTTCAAAAGAGGCACATGATGTCCTAAAGAAGTATTGCGAAAAACGTGGTGTTAAAATTTACAGGTTTCTTGAAAAGTTGATTATGGATAAGTGTAAAGACCCGAAAGATATATATGGTGAGAATTAAATTAATTTACTATTTAATTCTATCAAACTTTCTTTAGTGTCGTCATTTTTAATAACCTCAATACGTAATCTATCATTGGTATTGATTTGTATTAACGTTAAATCACTACCATAATAATCGTCATTAATATAAACATCAAATGTGTTGATGTTAGATATATTACCAATATTAATATCAACCGTATAATTAAACAATTCTGTTAAAATATTATTACCCACAACAAATAATGCGGTAGTTGATAAATTATCAGGATTTGAATTTTCGTGTTTAGCTTTTTTAGGTTTATTTGTTGATAACTCTAAAACTTGTAAAACTCTTGAGATTGCCGGTGAAACTTCAAATTCATCTTCATCAATTATAAACCCTAACATTGTGAATTCATAACTTTGTACATAATATTTTCTTTTTTCAATGTCTGAAACTGATTCGTCAGTTATCCCACCCATAATGATGGGTATATAATGACCTTTAATATTGGCGTATGCTTGTCTTGATGAAAATTTCTCTAAAACAATTTGATTAAATTTGTTTAACTCTCTCATTCTATTACAAACAATCTTAACTTGAAATGTAATATCAACAGGAACGGGTTGGGGTATTTTATATATGTCCATACCATTTCTTTGACCGTCCCAAGTAGGTACTTGAGCATAGAAAAATTGTTTTCGGTTTGGTATTGTGTAAACAGTTGATGGATTTGTCCCGTATTTAACTTCAGGTATTCTTACCACAGTTATAAATGGGGGTTCAACGTTTTTATCAATATTTTGAATATCCCAAGTTTGTGCGAATTGAGCCCAATTTTGTGTTGTGATTAAAATATCAATCGTTGGGATTACTTTACCTGAAACTACAGTTTTTAAATCGTTTTTAACAAAATCTAACATACCACCATCCAAATCAGCATGAAGAATTGATTTAGGAAGGTATGTACCATCTCTATTAATTTTATCAACTAACTCTTCTCTTCTTGGATAAAGAGATTTCTCATCCGTTAATGGAATATGTTTTTTTATTTTTTTAGGTAAAGCCATTTATTTTGGTTCATTATTATGTCTACATTTATGACAAATATACGGGTCATCTCCACCATCATCCAAACTCCAATTCCAATTACATTTATCACAAAATACTTCGTTATCAATAATACTTTCAATTAGTTTATACTGTGATTCGGTTAAAATAAGTTTCATAATCCTCTAAATTCATTTGGTCCAACTGGAGATGCAATTATTGTTCTATAAAATGGTTTATATCCACCATAAGTATGTTTGTTATCTGAAACAACACGACCATCGTTATTTACGGTATAATACCTAACTAATGTTTCAGTTTCATAATAACCGATATAATCACCGTATTCAATATCAATTTCTAATTCTTCCAAATGAGATTGATAAACCGATACACGAATATTACCCGGTTCAAATTGTTCAATTTTAGAATTACCAACATTTTTATTCTCAGGAGCCATAACTTGAACATATCCCTTGAATTCAATTGGGGGTAAAAACTTAACCCCATCACTTACAGTTTCACCATAAACGTTGTCGGTAATTGTTTTTTGTTTATCAACCTTGTATAAAACTAATGTGAAGTTCATGTCGCCATGCAACCATTCTTCACCCATTGAGATGTCCAAATTGTAATCTTCCGCACCGAAAAATTTACCTAATCTTGTTATTGGTACTCTATTTTCTGACATGTGTGTTTTTTTAACATTTATGAATTAAGATTAATCACACAATTCATATGTTTAATTATTTGCGGAAGACGAGGGAATCGAACCCCCAAAGCTTTTACACCCAGCCGCTTTCAAGGCGGTGTCCTCGTCCATTCGGGCGCCTTCCGTTTTATTTCTCATACAATTTAATAAAATCTTTACCGTATCGTTTTAATGTATAATCAAGATATTTTTCCATATCTTTTTTATATAAAACATTAAGGGGTTTACTAAATTGATTAATTTTTACCTTACTTTGTTCATCCAAATCATTAAAACATCTGCGACCTTTAATTTCAAAAAAGACCCCATCAATAATAAAATCAGGATAATATTTTCTTTTTTTATTATTATAAATATATTCAAAACCTTCAATATTCCTCACAAAAGAAATATTATTTTCAATGTTATATATAACCCAAGCCAATTCCCAGCTACTATCACACCAATAACCTTTATACCAACCTTTTTTACCTTTACCGCTACCTTTTCTTAAACCACCTGATAATTGATTTAATCTCATGGTGTTAGAAATTTTTTTTCTACGTTCAATTTCTTTTTCAAATGTTGATGAAACCCCTTTTGATTTACCTATTAATGAATCACTAATCTTTTTTTTATATTCGTCGGTTAGTTGTTTACCTTTATTCCATGGGTTATATTGAAATCCTTCAATTTTCCATGGTGGTGTTCCGGTAAATTTACCTTTTTTCTTTAATGAATCAGTCATTCTTTTAAATTCACAAGAATTTGGTGATTGTTCACAACACCCTTTACCTGATTTAAAAAAAAATTTTGCAACTTTCCCACAACCATATGAACATATAATATCACTCATTATACTAAAATAATAAAATCTATTTAACCGAAAAATAGTAAAGTAAAGTTCACTCAGTCAACTCTCCGTTTTTTATTGATAAATATATAAAATATGATTATTATTTAATTATTAAAGAAAGTTTTGGAAAATAATATCGTAAAAAATAATTTTGAAGTTGTTGAAAGGAAAGCTTTAAACATCTTAGAGGACTATTCAGGTTCTAATAATTTTATAATTAATTTAAAACAAAAATTTTTAACAAATAAGAATTTTGTTCCTACACGCTCACAATCTGACTATATTATAACATACTCAAGTATCTCCCCAAAGGTTGCTAAAAAATGGGTTGAAATTGACCCCTATTTCGCAAAGAAGATTTCAGATGAAAAATTGTATACAACTGTACCTAAAGAAATTTGGGTTGAAAAATTATTAGTTGAGAAAGACAAAGCTTACCATATTTGGGGTAAAATATTCTCAGGTGAAACATTACATGACTTTTGGATGCCAAAAGGTGCGTTGATTAAAACACATACTACCGAAAAAGTTAACATTGATTATTCCAAATATGATAATAGACCCCCATTAGAACATCAAAAAGAGGCGATTGAGAAATTAGTTGGTACAAGACGTTTTATTTTGGCGGATGATATGGGTTTGGGAAAAACCACAAGTACAATTATCGCTGCGTTAGAAACGGGGGCTAAAAAGATTTTAATTATTTGTCCTGCGTCGTTGAAAATAAATTGGCAACGAGAAATTGCAAACTATACCGATAGAAGTGTCTATATTGCTGAGGGTAAAAACTTCTCATTGGACCACGACTTTGTGATTGTCAATTATGACATATTAAAAAACTTTCACGAATTAAAATCAAAAGAAGAAACATTAATATCTAAATTTAATCCTGAATTGATTATACTAGATGAAGCCCATTATGTTTCTAATGCTCAGGCCGCTAGAACTAAACTTGTTAATAATTTTGTATCAAAGGCTAAATACCTTTGGTTATTAACGGGAACACCAATGACTAACCGTCCTATGAATTATTTTAATTTGTTAAATCTAATTGAAAGCCCAACCGCACAAAATTGGCTCGCCTTTGCGATTAGATATTGTGGAGGTTATCAATTTACGGCTGGTAAGAAAAAGATATGGAATGTTCAAGGAGCGACAAACTTAGAAGAACTTAGAGATAGAACTTCAAGACAAGTATTAAGAAGATTAAAAACCGATGTACTGGATTTACCTGACAAAATTATAACACCTATTTATTTAAAATTACATTCTAAACTTTATGAAGGTTTAATGGGTGAATATATTGATTGGTATAACAAAAACCCTGAAGAAAGAAAATCGTTAACAATTCAGTTTAGTAAATTAATGAAAGTTAGACAAGTTAT